AGAGTTGGTGGAAAGATTTTGGCTATATTTCTTGACAAATGAGTGGTTAGCAGGAATTTATCACGTGATTTGAGTTGATAGAAGGGAATTATCGTGCTTAACAAATAAAGGTAATTGTAGGGAGATACACTGAAAACATTAATTTTACCTCATTCACAGACTAAATCTCTTGTCAACACAAAGTAGCCTCTAAGTATCGTCGTTACTATACTCTCAGAGACTTAAGGGCTCAAAATGAGCCCTTTATTTGACTACCTAATAGTGTTAAACTAATGACATAAAATGATAGTTATGAGTATATTTTATCCATGTTTCCTGGCATCTTCATTCCTATCGCTATATTAATACAGAAGGAGATTTACAAGTTCAGTCTTTATCGGTGTTTGAATCCTTCCAATACCTCACAGATGAGGATAAGGGGATTGGTTCTTTATTTTTATAAGGTGAATACCAATGTTCAATACTTGAAAGCTTAAACTTGTAAGTCCCTTTCCAAACATAGAAAGGATTAGCTTTAATAACTATATCACCTCTGAACGGTTTATTTCTATGTGTTATCTCTATATACCTGTTCTCTTCAAGCTTAGCAAGACAACGAGATAGGTTGTTAGGATCAACCACTTTAGAAAACTCTTTTACATTACCAATAAAGTAATTCCAGCCTACAACCCTCTTACAGATGTATCTGAACACAGCAAGCTCTTGCACACTAATCATTTTCCTAATGACAGCTTCAGTGAGCATCTCTAAGTCAATATCAACTTTGTAGTGTAGGCAAGCATCAAGGTTCTTCAGACTCTCTAAGAAGCTATCCTTTGTCACACACTCTGAGGGATGCTTAACATCTATACCAAGGTATTGAAGTGTAGAGGCTTCTGGTGGCGGGTCTTTCTTAGTCCGTTCTTCAAACACCTCTCCTGTTTCAACGTCGATTAATTCTCTGGGCACGTCTAATCTCCTCTATACCTTTTTTAGCTTTCTCTGCATCAGCCTTTAAGTCTGCCAGTTTGAATTGTTGCAAGTATTTAGCTTCCATACCTTTGACATCCTTCTCTCTTGCACAAGGCTTTCCGTAGTCGTCCTCAGAAAGCCAGCCTTTAATGATTATGCTCATCAGTCTTCACCTAGAATCTCATTACAATAGTTTCTGAGCTTTCGAATGTCATTGTGATCGACTTGGATAGCAACATTCTCATCAAGTTCTGTACTTAATACAATAATCCCAACCACCTGGCTGGTAGATTGATAGATGAGAAGATTATCACCTTTGGTGTGTTTACAGTGCAAATAAATCCCTTCGTCTTTACTCATTAATAAACTCCTCAATCTTGTTATGCAAATTACAAGCTTCTCTTTCAAGCTCACGAGTAGCAACTACGTCAGTCAAAAGATCAATGGCCTTATTAAGCTTATGATCACGTTCAATCAAACGCAGTGTCTGCCTATCAAGAGCTTCACAAACCTCATCTAAAGCTTCTTCAAGCTTCTTGTTAGCATTAGTGACCGCTTCAATTTTATCATGAAGCTCTGTCTCATGCTCTACATCACCGACAGTCTTTTCATAATCAAAGTCTTCAAGCATAAAATGAGCAAGCTTGACTTCCATCTTATATCTAGCATTCGCTGAACGGAGTTGTTGTGCTTCCCGTTGGAGCTTCTCAATCTTCAGTTGATCATTTGTTTTACCCATCGGCATACTACCATATTCACACATAGTCATAATCTATCTCCCATTCAAGTTAACAAGTCACCAACACAATCAGCAGATAAGGAATCACCACTGCTAACGATCCGCATAAGATTGCCCACCGAGTGTTTCGCCAGTAGTGCTTACGATGATGTTTTGAGCGTTTGTTCATTTAGGCCCATTTCATCTTGGTCATAAGATCATCTGCTGCTGTCTGTGGATCGTCAATATTACCGTAGCTTAGCTGACGAATGAATTCTTCAAGCTCTTGATTAACTTCGATCACATCATATCGAGCAAGAGCATTCCAATCAGGATTAGCATCCATAAGTTTTTGAACACGCTCACCATCGACATTACGGAAGACCACAGTTAAATCTTTGTAGTTAATTTCTTTAGTCATCATTTCACCTCATACTCTTTGACAAAATAAATACATTCAGGATAACGTGAACTCTTAATTTCTACTGCCCTTCGTTTTACATCTTCTTCTGCAAGAGATTTATCCCAAAAGATATCAAGAACCGTTTCATAGAAAGTTATACCGTCGTTGTGATCTTCTTCTACAACAGCCCACACAACAGATTTTTCTCCTATTTCAACCATTTCACCCCTCCTTCACCAATTTCTCAATCTTCTTGTCAATCTCAGCGTTTCTCATACTACGAAATCCAAAGTATAAGCCCATTGGAACAAGCCACAAACCAGCACTCAAAATTAAAAGGATTAGATGGAATAGGATTTCTCCACTAGATGCTTTCTTCTTAGACTCCTTGAGTCGGGTCAGTCCCCATTGCTTATCGTTGCTGTTCATACAGATCTCCTCAGTTATAGTCGCCGGCTAAGAGTTTAGCAGCATAGGTTTTAACATAAAATAAATCTTTTACACTCCCTGTCTTCCTCCAAACATCTAGAGCAAATTGTAGGTCACGGGCAAGGTGGGAGGAATTTCGGCTCACGACTGTTATTCCTCACTATCCAAGACATACCAGATTTTATTCAAGTCCACTAGGCTGCTAGCCTTATCTATTTTTCCGTTTAATTGATTCTTTATCACAATCTGCTCAGCATTTATTTTGGAGCTGGCAAACACGTTTACTTCACTTCTGAAACCATCTTTGAAAAAGACCACTTTATACTGTTTCATTTTATTGATTCCTGTGTGCTTGGTTGGTAGGTTCATTATTGATCAGATTAGAGGCTGAGTCAATAGTATTTTCAAAGAAAGGTTCCCATTCGTCAGCTTAGCCACGAAAGCCCACCAAATTCAGCAGACCGCAACCAAACAGGCAACCTACTATAGTGAAAGCGGAAGGGTGATTAACACGAAATGAGTTAGCAGCATTCTCCAGAGCGTTGATGATGGAGCTTTTGGCGATAGGGGTTAGGTCGTTGGTTACTTCTTCAACAATCCCCATGCGACGATCCAAGCGAGCACGGGATTTAGTCCACTCAGTCAGCAAAGCTTCGTACTGGTCAAAGCTGATGGTTCCCTCTTCAAAGGCTTTCTCAAACTGAACACGTTTTTTATCAAGGCTATCCTCACGCTTTTGGTCCAAAGTTCTGTAGTCAGGAGCTTTGACTTTCTTAGTCTTGGTGGCTTTCTCTACAGGCTTCTCTTCATAAGCTTTGGGGTTGGCTGCACCGTTCGGCTTGAAGTGTTGCTGAGCGCCATTGTAGGCGAATTTATCAGCGTCATTCCAGCTGGTTTGAATGTAGGTGCGAGCCATTTGAATCACCACTGTGTGTTTGGTTTCGATGGATTAAGGATACGAGAAAGCCCCGAGGCTGTCAACCCCAGGGCTCAAATTATTTTGTCTTTTCTTTCAGCAGTTCATCTTTGTATTTCTCTAGCTGTAGGTTGAGAATGTCAACCCCACTACCAAGGATTTGCTGCGTCTTCTCATTTGTTGCTACCTGTTGCACACCGTATGCAGCCAGCATCACGTACATTGTCCGCTCTGAGGGGATCAGCACAATACAAGCCAAGCATACACAAATTACAGCAATAAGCTTTTTGTACATCAATTTAAACGAATCCCATTTGCTATCAAAAACCCCTGTCATGGTAACTACAAAGGTTATAAACAGCCCTACCAATAAGAAGATAAAAGCAACTACTTTGATATTGGGAATAGCATTAATTAGGTAAACAATTAGTGCCAAACTCATTCTGCATTACTCCACATGGATTTACGATTGCGACGTTGAGTGCGCATGTTCTTTGTCTGCTTCTTGATAGCATCCTTTTCAGCACGGTATTCGTAGTCTTTGAATGCTTTAGGGTTTACAGTCTTCATACAGTTACACTCCACTTACCATTGATTTTGAAAATCTTGTGTTTGATGCCTTGTTGGTAGAGCTCAAAGCTACAAGTAAACGCTTGTTTGCATGTCATTTATTTTCCACCATTTTAATTTCTACAAGGATCACTTCAAAATCTTCATCCATAAACCAATCTTCACCGAACATGTCTTCCATTGCATAAAGTTCATCCAATTTACTTTTATTGGCTGTACAGAGATAGACATCATCACTGGCTTTGTTATGACCCACCCAATACTTAGGAGTATACTTTTGGTCAACATTCATTTTAAGCCACCATCTTATTGAGTTCAAAATACTTTTTGACTTCACGTTCAAGCAAAGACCAGCCGATGAAGAATTCTACAACATCATTGGCATCTTCAACATCCTCGAAAACTTGATCGTCGTAGGTTTGAACAACCTTGTCTACACCCCAAGAATCAATGTGATCATTTACCCAAGCGATTGTGACTACACAGTTCAGCGCTTCGATGGAAATGTCTGCGAATTTAACGTTCATGATCTCTATCTCTTCGTTTGTGAGCCGCTGTCTGCTTGCTCTGTGTGGTTAGTATCCCTCACATCAGATACCCTGTCAACATCATTTTCGTAAATTCTTTACCGTTCGTCGGACTTTACAAAGCTTAGAATGTGGGCAATCACATCAACTGTCCAACCATTACCGAGCATTTTGTAGCGCTCAGAAGCCCTAGCCATGGCTGTGTATCCTTCTGGCACAGTTTGCAGTCTTTCATACTCTGTCGGCGTCAAACGAGTGATCTGGCCCTCTCTTGTCACGTAGTTACTATTCCAGCTTGCATCGCTCCTAGCAGTCAAACAATTGGCTTTGATAGGATCAAGCACCGCATAGTTTTTAGCAAAGCATCCCTTAGCCTTATCTGAGAGGACCCAGCGGTGACGACCTGGAGTCAAAATACTCATCTCAGGCAATCCATGCTCCAAGATATCAGATAATGTAATCCCTTTCTCCTCCGGTAATTGAACGCCATCTATATCAGTCCAATATAGACGCTTTCTGTTTTGACCTGAAACTAGATTAGAGTTTATGAGGATAGGCTCAACTCCCACCAGTTCAGAAATTATATTAATGGCTTTTTTATTTCCACAGACATTTTCTAGCAGGAAATTACTAGGATTAACTTCTTTTTTGATCCGCAAGAATTCATGGAACAAACCACTTTTACCTTGTAACCCAGAGCCATCTCCTAGATTACTGATTGACTGGCATGGTGATCCAGCCAACAGCAAATCGAAATGATCTACATTAAAGTCGCCATTCTCTGTGTGCAAAACACCATCTTTGTAAGAGACTTTTGTCACATCTCCAATTCGCATAATATTGGGGTAGTTTGCTTGGCTTACTTTGATTGCGGCTTTATCAATTTCAGCAGCATAGTATTCACAGACTTTAATTCCAAGTCTTTCCAGAGCGATCATTCCACAACTCATACCATCGAATAGACTTAAGACTTTCAAAGTAATCTCCTTAGTTGATAATAACTTTCATAATAGGCCAGCAAGAACATTCCTCATCAGGTTTATGGCAACGTGGGCAAGTCAAGAGGTACATGGTGCTACCAAATTTGATTATCGTCTTCATCGTCAGGCATCGTCCAGGCTAGATAGAAGCAAGCTATTAGGGCAGCAAAGGGCAGTAGGATGGATAGGGTTTACATTTATTTGTCCTGTTCGGCGTGGCGGGCGAGGAAAGCTTGCAAGCTTTCTAGCGTAACGACACCGTTGGGGTTGAATAGCGGCTTACTGGCCTCTATCGCACGCAGAAACTTTACCGCCTCCGCCAGCTGCACCTGGGTTTCGAGCAGTTTGTCGCGCTCTTCCTTATATCGATCAGCAAATCCTATGCTGGCATCATAGAGGTCGCGGTACTGATCCCGTTCAACCTTCATTTCTACCAGGGACTCTCGCTGAGCGGTGTCTCGTTCTCGTAGATCATCTGCTGCCCAAGCCAATGAAGTATTTTCAAGAGCCCATAGAAAGCTAGCAAAATCTTCTTCTTTCATACTCATCTCTTCTCTCCTTTACAGTCCAAGTTTATTTTCAGCAATTTTAATAACATCACCAAGGGATTTACTGGTGAATACCACTTTTGAACGATCCTTTATTTCCCACTGACCTACATTACTATTTTTGGTCAACGTATAGCCAGCGGATGTTAGTTCGCTTCTGACACGGTTGGTATGGGTTTGCCAGTGGTTCATTTATTAGTCCAGGAAGGTTAGCTTAGCTAATTTAACTTTAACCGTTTGGTCTTTTGACAAATTGTTGTTGTGCATTGCCCAGCTTTCTACGGCTTCGTCATAACGGTAGGGTCCGTAGACATCCGAGTAATCAGGACCCCATTCAATTACAACAACAAATAAGCCTTCAATCTTGTCCATATCAAACCTCCTCAATAGCGCGTTTAGCAATCATAGCATCAAGCTTAGGGATGTACTCGAACATGTCACCTGTAGTCAAGCATCGAGCAGTATAGGATTCGCAGTACACCTCACCATCTTCCTCAACAACAACAGCTTCGATTTCGTAGCCAAGGTATTCAAAGTTTACGATTGTCATGGTAGGTCTCCTTAAACTCTAGAATGAATTGGCGATATGCCTTGTCTTCTGAGCGCATCTTAGCTAAGTCAGATTCTGGTGTCAAGACCCAAGGGTTAATAAAATTGTCTATCACAACTGCTGACTTCATAGAAATTGCGGATGATAGATCACGTTTGGCCTCTTCCCGGTCTCGGCAGGAGTTTGTAGGGATTGAATTGAGGAGGTCAGTCAAGTTTTCCATAATTTTCATACCTATCAATAAGGGCTTTGGCAACGCGTGGGTCGGTCTGTTCGGCAGCAAGGATATAAGCTTGTTCGAGTTTAAATGCAAGCCAGGTATCATGTGCTTCCTCTGGTGTGTCATAGTAACCTAGGTGAAAAGTTCGGCCTTTACCGCTGTTGCACCTAGCTTGGAATCTGCATCTATTCAAATCTTTGGTAACACCAGTAGGATAAATTCCTCGACTACGCTCGCAGGCATTGAAAAAAGTGTTTACTTGTGTACTTACAAAAACACAAGTTTCAGGTCCATAAATCTTGTTACCTGGAAAGAGAATATCTTTGTCAAGCTCTTTATCTTTCCAGTCTTGCTTCTCCATCCAGGCTCGGAAGGTCATGAAATAGTGCCATTCTGGTACAGTAATACATCCTTTATAGGTATGATAACTCTTTTCATTATAACAACGTTTAAGCATGTTTCTCCATCTAACATAGAAGGGACAAATCCAAATCAATTTTTGTATCTGTTTACCCTCTTCACTGTAGGCTACAGTTTCTTTAATTTGAACTTTATAATCCGCATCATTAATTCCAACGCCATAAACCAGTTTGTTTTTCTTTCTCATACGGTATATCTAACCTCTTTAATATTCCCATGAATTTTAATCATCTCTTCACAAACCAAACAGGGCTTTGCATTTGCTGGAGTTCCATCTGATAGTACACGAGCAACAATAAGAGTGCAACCCCTACCTTTGCTTTTTATCAGAGCATGACTTTCCGAATGCAGGTAGCATTTGTCCTCAAGACCAACACGTTTAGCGGCCCTGTATTGGGCCGCAGAGGTCTTGAGATAGTTATTAGAAGCCTCAGCTATGATACGGCCCCTCTTATCGAGGATCACACACCAAAACCTCTTTTGGCCCTTGATGAAAGGCAGTTGCTTTGCCTTCTCTATACAATACTCAAGACTGCTCATTTTCCTTCGCCTTCAGATAGCTTTGCAGTTCCCTAAGCTCATCACACATATGACCATAAAATTCTGCTGGGATAGGAGCATGACAAAGGGCACCAACGTAACCACGTAACTCAGACAGTAGCATTTCACGAATGACAAAGTATTCTGGTTGCTTAGCCTGGTTGATACGGAATGCGAATTCTTCTTTCATGTGTTTGATATGCTCTGGATGGATCATAGCGGCTGGCCCCTCATGCGATAATAATGTGGCTTGCTTGCAATGCGCTCTGCGATGCGTTGACGATTGATTGCCAAGGCTTCTTCTGTGACTGTGTAATCATTCTTGCACCAAGCAGGTAGGTTGTCAAACCTTTTCTCCCAGCCATCTAAATCAAAATCGAATCGATAGCCCCTGTCGTAATGCTCAGCTAACAGGTCAAGCATCCTACCAAACAGGTACTCAGCCTTGTTAGTCATGAAAAGCATATGGCCTGCACCGAGGGTATAGGCTGGCGGGATTGAACGCTTAGGGTCTCCGTGCTGCTCGATGTAGGTAAACATGCGAGGTAGTTCCCGGCACTCTGCCAGTAAATGCTGATCTGTGAGTTCAGCAGGGTTCAAAATGTTTATGCGTGTCATATCAATACCTTCAATATTTACTATCAACGGAAACAATAATTTATTGGTTGCAGATCACAGCTTTCCGTTGTACAATTGATGTTGGATTATTTCCATGGGCGTTTACCACGGTTTCCCCAGCCTTAGCAGGCAAAAGCAAAACCCGCCATAACTGGTTTGTTGAGGTCAGTATAGTTGATGCTGATCTGTGATGCAAGACCTTTTAAAACAAAGTGGAGGCTCTGAATAGCCGCAACCTCCGATGCTGCCCAACGAGCCCGGCACCTGTACAACCGAATGAGAAGGTACGATGCTTTCTCTAGCATGTCAAGGACTGATGTGCTTCCTGCGATAGTCGTAGGTTGTATGGCCCTAGAGGGTTAAATCTAGGGAGATGACATGTTCCATGGGAAAGGACATGAAGCTTGATTAGCTGTCAGGCTTAGGTATGCTGGATTCTGTATAGACCCTCACTAAGGTCTAGCTTGTAGCTGTGATGAACCCCTCTGGTTCGGAGCTATGGGCAGCAGATGAAGGTGATCTTGTGCACCCTAAAGAAAAGTAATAATCTATCGCTCACCAATCTCTAATAGAATCTTTCAATCAACATTCCCCCCTTGCATCCTCATCAGACTGTGGTAATCTAATCCTACTGAAGCAAATCAACCTGATGAGGTGAGTGTCATGAGCATGTCCTGGGAAGAACGTAGAAAAATTCTTGACAGCGCTAATGGTAAGGTGTTTAGCTGCACCTTCATGAAGAAAGACGGCACTGTGCGTGAGATGGTTGCTAAGAAGTGGATGGAGAAGAGTTTTGCACATGGCTCTGCCAATGCAGCAGTTAGCACGGTTGCACACAAGCCTGAATACTACACTTGTGCAGAGGTTAGCAGTGGTAGCTTCAAAAATGTTAATCTGAACACCTTGATTTCTGCCAAGGTTAACGGTAAACTGTATACCTTCAATTGATAGGAGAAAGAAAATGGCTTTTACTCGATTCATGGACATGTTTTCTGGCGGTAGCAAAAAGACCCCTTACGAGTACATCTATATCGAAGCAGACGAAGATACTGCCGCTGAAGTATTTGAAAAGGTTTTCGATGAGTGCCCTTACGACGTTGCCTGCGAATGTTGCGGTTCAAATTTCTCTGTTGGCGTAAGCGGAACCCTAGGAGAAGCAACTGAATACGAGCGGCGGGGAATAAGCCTTGAAGCTTGGCTTGAGAATCCTAAAGTCAAGGTTATTTACGCTGAGGATTTCCTAGAATGAAGACAATCGCAGCATTTGAGAAAGAATTACGGGTAAGAGTCGCAAAGCGTGATCCTAACGCTACAGTTCACATTGGTAGAAGCCTTGCTTCAGCCTTCACAGGCGAGTACATTTGTGTGATTGAGACATTGCGTGAACGGAATGTGTTTGCGTTTAATCCTGAGAGTGGTAGCTGGGTCGTTGTGTATGAACAGTAAACTAGACCTTGACATAACAACAGTCTTACGCTACATTGATTCATCCTATTTACCATCTCATTTCGAGATTTGCCGGAAGATGATTGACAACTATTCTAAGCTGCATGAGCTGGATATATTCGGGGTAGCTATGCTTGTGGATGCTTTGGAGATGAAGGGAGGGTATGACTATGACGCTTAATCAATTAGATTTGTTGAATGTAGAAGAACTGCTAGAGCTTGCTCGTGATAACGTCTTGGCTGTTGATGGCTATAATTTTAGTGAGATTGTATTGAAGGTAGCAGACTATCAATATGATTGCGGTAGCGTTGATGGTTTCAAGGAAGGTCATATGTACTATCTGAGTACAGAACGATGAACCCTATCTACAAGCCCTCAGATTTGCTGTCTATGGCTGAAAGAGGTATCCTTGAGTATGAGGGTATCAACATCTCTGAAATCGTTATGGCGGCCCTCTCCGTAGCTTCTGTGGAGTTTCAGGATTCTCACCAGTCTAAGCTAGACGAAGCTTACGAGCGAGGTTATGATGAAGGACAAGCTGACCAAGCAGCAGAGATTAGAGCAGTCATTGGTTGAGATGTATGACGCTTGCAAATCCATTCTGGTGATGTTAGACTTTTACGAGGAATTGCAAATTGACGTTGAATGGTTTAGGATAGATAGTCCTAGGCTGATTCTGATTAGGCAAGCTGTCTTGAATGCTGAGAGATTATTGGAGGAGATGAGTGATGGTAAGTCAATTTGATGCACAATGTCAGCTATTCTATGACGCTTTAGAAAGCATGCCTATTAGCTTCTTGAATGAGCTTGCGGAGAATCTTCCTGTCTACATTCAACAGCGAAAGCTTAAAGCGGCTGATGCTTTGATTGAGTCGAAGCAAAAGATGTTGAAGAGAAGTCATTTAAAGGTGGTTAAGTAGATGAATATCAAAGAACTAAAAGATTTAATAAAAGACCTCCCAGACGAAATGCCTGTGGTTCAATGTCACGATGGTAATACTGGCAGTTCAATCGGAGAGCCTGATATTTATTCAGGTAAGATTTATGTATTCAATGCTGTAAAGAACTACGGCCCGCGTAAAGGTGAAACTTATCAAGTAGAGTTTTGTAGAAAATACAAAGGTAATTTTCGCTCAGATATTTCAGAGTATGATGCGCTGATATTTTATACAGGAGAATAAGAATGATCACTATCGCCAGCTATATTTTGCTGAATTATTATGTGGGAACAACTTGGAGTGCTTGGCTTATGGTGTTGCCTGTGTTACTGGATTTGGCGTTGATTGATAGGGTTAGTAAATGAACAAAGGATTTGAAATTACTTCGCTTAAACAAAAAGATATAGCTGAGTATTTCAAAAGTGCACCTGAATGGGCACAGTGGTTAGCAAAGGACAGAGATGGGATTTGCTATTGGTTTGAAAACCAACCAAAGTATAATAAACGAGGAAATTGGAAGGATATAACCCCAGACGGTAAGGTTAAGCTTTGTGGTAAAACTTCTTTGAATACAGGTAAGTATCTTTGGAGCAGAGATGGTAAAATGGTCCAAGGTGAATCATACGGGAGGGCCAGTAAATGAAAGAAGGTACTCTGCTGTTTCATACAAGCTGCCTAGAGTGTGAATCTTCTGACGGCATGGCTGTATATGAGAAAGAAAAAGAAGACGGAACCACGGTTGTAGATTGCTGGTGCTTTGTCTGTAATAAATACTTTGGTCCAGAAATTGCTAAGGAGGCTAAGTTGGAACCTGCTGAGAACTATAAAGCGCGTGAGCATGTAGAAACTGATTTTAGTGATATTGAAGCTATCCCATTTCGGGGTTGGAAAGCTCGTGGTATTGGTCAACCTGTATCGGCTAAGTATGGTGTGCATACTGAGGTTGAGGGTGAATTTGATGTAAAGGCTCGATACTACCCTTCGACTAAAGATGGTAAGATTGTAGGATTTAAGAAGCGCTCAACACCTAAAAGTTTTACTGGAATCGGTAGTACCAAAGCCACTAACGAACTCTTTGGGCAATCTGTATTTGAAGCTGGTCAGAAATATCTTGTGATTACCACAGGCGAGGAAGACGCCCTCAGTTTTGCCCAAGCACTATACAGCAAGAAAGATAGTGCAGAGTATTGGACGCCTTGTGTTAGCGTGACTTGTGGTGATGGTAGTATTATCAAACAATTCAAGGCTAACTTTGAATACCTGAATAGCTTTGAAAAGGTTATCTTGGCATTTGATAATGATGACAATGCACAACAGTATGTAGAACAAGCAGCACGACTACTGAGCCCTGGTAAAGTCTTTATTGCTAAGTTCCCTGCTGGCGTTAAAGATGCTTCGGATATGGTTAAAGCTGGCCGTTCCGCTGAACTTAAACAAATCTTCTGGAAGGCGGTGCCTTTTAGTCGCGTAGACGTTCTGCACCTTAGTCAGATGTGGGATGATTTCGAGAGCGAAGATAACAATGTAAAGATTCCTCTTCCTAGCTCTTGGTCTCATCTGAATGAGATGATGGGTGGTGGTATGGAAAAGGGTGAGATTACAATCATCGGAGCTTTGACCAGTATTGGTAAGTCAACTATTGTAAATAATGTGGTATTCCACTTGATTGAGAATACACGGTTTAAGGTTGGTGCTATGTATCTTGAAGGCACTAAGCGTGAAGTAGTGCGGGATTTGCTATCGCTTGATGCCGGTGTAAACCTTCGGACCACTGATCGTTCAATGATCAATATTCAAGCTCTGAAGACTCGGTTCTTTGACAATTTGGTTAAGAAAGATCAGTTCGTTTATGTGGATCACCAAGGTAGTATCTCTACTACGGAGATTTTCGATAAGCTGAACTATCTGGCTAAGGCTGAAAGCTGTGATGTCATTATTATTGACCCTGTCCAAGCAGGTGTGAACAGTAGTGATAACGGAGCAATCATTGAATTCATGGACACGCTGCTTAAGTTTGCTAAGGAGACAGACACTTGTGTGATCGCGGTTAGCCACATGAAGAAACCTTCAGAGGAAAACCCACATGCTGTAACGGAATACCAGCTCATGGGCTCATCCAGCTTGAATCAAATTGCGTTTAATACGATCTTGATCAGTCGCGATAAGATGAACCCTGATCCTATTAAACGGTCAGCAACCAAGCTTCAGCTAGTAAAATGTCGTCGCACTGGTAACACAGGTGATGCAGGGTGGCTGCGATACGATAACGCTACTACGCACATGTTTGCTACACCTGATCCATATGTTGAGCAATCTCTTGATCCGCAGCCTCAAGACTATGGTAGTCGTGAAGAAGTTGTGGTAGACTTTTAATGGAGGGGTAATTCCCTCCTACATGTAAGGAGGATAAATGACTGACTTTATTAAGGGTGATTGGATTTTTGACATTGAAACTTATCCGAATGCCTTCACTTTCTGCGCTGTCTATGCAAATGGTAAAGGTGTTCGGGTATTTGAGGTTAGCAACCGTAAAAATGAAATTGAAGATATCCTTGATTTTCTAAGGAAAGTTGTAGCTAATAAGCATCGACTTGTAGGTTTCAATAATGTAGGATTTGATTATCCAGTTCTTCACCATATTCTTGAAAAAGCCCGTAAAGCTTTCAAAGCAGGTAAGAAGGTGAAGATCACTGCCTCTGAAATCTATGATGTGGCAATGAATCTTATTAATTCACAGAGAGATGAGAAGTTTGGCAATGCAATCAAACCTAAAGATGTAATCATTCCTCAAGTTGATTTGTATAAGGTTCATCACTTTGATAACAAGGCGCGGGCAACTTCTCTTAAAATGCTTGAATTTAATATGCGGTCAGAGACAATTGAGGATTTGCCTTTTCCGGTAGGAACAGAACTAAACTCAATTCAGATTGATACTCTGATTCATTATAACAAACACGATGTTATGGAAACTCTGCGTTTCTATCATCATTCAGTTAAAGCTCTTAAGTTTCGCGAGGAGTTGACAAAGAAGTATGGTTTTGACTGCACCAATTTCAATGACACCAAGATTGGTAAGCAGTATTTTATCAATCGTCTTGAAAGTGAAATGCCAGGAAGCTGCTATAAGGTTGGCAAGTATGGTCGCACGATCAATCAAACAAAGCGGGAGGTTATCCATCTAAAGGATGCTATTCTTCCGTACATTAAGTACGAACGACCAGAGTTTAATGCTCTATTGAATTGGTTCAAGAAGCAGAGCATCACCGAAACTAAAGGTGTCTTCACTGACATTTTGGAAAGCGATCTTGGTCCAGAGCTTGCACAGTATTCACAGCTACACACCAAGCGTAAGAAGCTTTTTAAAGCGCCTACAGAGGCTCAGATTGAAGAGTTTAAGAAGGATAAGCCTCTTTGCTGGGTCGAAGAGATTCAGCTTAAAGGGAAGGAAACAAAAGCTAACGGAGGCGGTCAGAAGAAAGCTTACTGGCTGTATTGGAATGTAGCAGAAACATTGAACGTGGTTGTAGATGGCTTTCGTTTAGACTTTGGTACTGGGGGTATTCACGGTAGCGTAGAGTCAAGAATTGTGCGTTCTGATGAGCGTCAAGTTATTGACGATCGAGATGTTGCCAGCTACTACCCCAACCTTGCAATCTCGAATGATGTTTACCCTAAGCACTTGGGTAAGAACTTCTGTAAGATTTATAAGGACGTTTATGATGAGCGCAAGAGTTTTCCGAAAGGTAGTCCAGAAAATGCGGTAATGAAATTGGCACTCAATGGGGTATATGGCGATAGCAACAGTGAGTTCAGTCCGTTCTTCGACGCACTCTACACAATGACTATCACCATTTCAGGACAGCTTTCGCTTTGTATGTTGATTGAAAAGCTTTTGAAAGTTAAAGACTTAACCATGGTTCAGGCGAACACGGACGGTATTACTTTCAAGCACAATCGAAGCGATGATCCAGTAGTTGACAAAATCGTAAAAGAATGGGAGAATACCACCAAGCTTGAAATGGAACGGAATGACTATTCAATGATGGCAATCCGCGACGTTAACAGTTATCTCAGTATCTACGAAAAGGACGGCTCAGTTAAGCGCAAAGGTGCGTATGAATATGCTGGTCTGGACTGGAACAAGAATCATAGCTCTCTAGTCATTCCAATGGCTGCTGAGCATGAGATTCTGGGTAAAGGTAAGGCCGAAGAGTTTATTAAAGCACACAAAAACAAATGGGATTTTCTCTTGCGTACTAAGGTTCCTCGAAATTCCAGCCTTGTTCTTGTTATGGATGACGGTGAAGAACTAAAACAGCAGAACATTTGTCGATACTATCCCTCTGAGGAAGGTGGAAAGCTTGTCAAATTGATGCCTGCGCTTGCTGGTAAAGAAGCTGAAGGAGACCGAAGACTATCTATTGATACAGATTGGAAGGTTAAGACTTGCAACAAGATTGAACAGTTTGATTGGGATGATCTAAACTACGATTACTATATTAAGGAAGCTCGAAAACTCATTGACCCATTGATTAAGGATTAATTGTGCAGGAAATTTGGAAAGACATTAAAGAATATGAAGGCATTTATCAGGTTAGCAATTTAGGTAGAGTTAAACGACTAAAGGTTTTACGGTTGATGAGTAATCAGGTAACCTCTTGGGAACAAATCTTTGAAGAATACATTTTCAAACCAAGCAATGATACAAGAGGTTATCCACAAGTTTTACTTACCATGGGTAAAAGAAAAAGGGTAGCAAGAGTGCATAGACTGGTAGCCGAATGTTTCTTGCAAGAACCCAGTGAAGAACTTGTCAATACTTGTAAATTAGCAGGTTTGGACTATGTTCTTGTTAATCACAAAGACAATGACCCAATGAACAATGCTTATACAAATCTTGAGTGGTGTAGTCCTAAATTTAACTGTGATTGGTGCGTGACGTCCGGTACTCACAATACAGATACAATAAAAGGATCAAAAAATTATAATTCTGAGTTGACAGAAGAAAATGTTTCTGACATAGTTAAACTTCTAAAGGAAAGAACTCTTAGTCAACAGAAAATCGCAGACATGTATGGGGTTAAACAGATAACTATTTCAAACATATGGACAGGTAGGAGCTGGTCATGGTTTACTGGAATCCCTTGGAAACCGAGGAGTCGAAAGAAAGGTAAAATTTCTGAGTCACTATCGGAATCACTAAAAACCCGTTGACATCGCTGTAGAATAGTCTATAATGGTTGTACCCAAATTAATCTGAAAGGGGAGTGTGATGATTGTAAAACGTGATAGCAAGAAATTTGAACCGGTGACTATCACCATTGAGAGTCAGGCTGAGCTTAATATTCTTTATGCAGCCCTTAGTAATTCAAACAAAAATCTACAAGAGCTTTGGGAAGATATGGGTTACGAAACAAATTTGTCTCTTGAACTAGACAATGATATGTTTATGCAAATTAATTCACTATATTGATTAAAGGAGAATAACCAAATGACCAATTTCGTATACGCAATCGTAAGCAAAACCAACGGCTACATTGTTGACGTAGCTTTCTCACGCGACTCTGCCCGAGAAGTAAAACGTCAGCTTGAACAGGAATACACTGGCAAGTTTCATATCCACCAAATGGCTAAGACTAAGCGGGTTCGGTAAGGAGGGTGATCATGACCAAGACCGTTAAATTCCTGATTGACGAGGAATGTGAAATGCTCCAAGTTCTCGTTGACGGTAAAGTATTTGGAGAGGGTAACTTCTGGGACTTCAACTTCCAGAACGATGCTCAAGAGCTTCTACAAGCTTGCGGTATCAGTGTACAAGAGGGTGAGTATTCCTACGATGACGTCACTGACGAAGATGATGAGGATGAACAATAATGGGCTACGTTACTGTAACTGAATCCGTTGGTGAGGTGATGAAAACCTATCACTTCTCATCTTACGAGGACTTCAAGGATTGGGAGAATAAGATTAGTGGTGTTGTGGTGAGTGCTGATCACTTGAATTTTGGTGGTGATATTTGGATTAAGAATATCGGGAAACAACCTAGTATTGATGGTAAAACTTATGTTGAAGTTGAATTTTTAGACGGGGGAACTTGCGTTGATTGTGTAGATGCGTGGATTTGGGAGAAGCGTGGTGGCTGCTCGGACATTGTTAAATATCGAGTGGTGAGCAAATAATGCAAGCCCTTACAGCAGCCCTAGGCTTTCTAGGAATCTTCGTACTACTCTTGGTAATCTCAGTATCACCATTCTTGTTCGTGTACACTGTCTATTGCCTAGTAGTGTGGGAATTTTATCTACTCTCAAGCTTGCTTTACACTTGGCTATTTAGTATCATTGCAAGTGTGTTGCTGATGGTTGTGAGCAATGTCGGTTTGAAGAAAAAGTTTAAGATTAAATAGGAGAGAGAGAGAGAGAAAATGGCAATCTTTATTAATCTAGAAGATGCACGTGAAATGGCAGGGATTGGCGTAGGAACCAAAACTATAGACTGGGAAGGATTTGATTATAATTTAGAGTGCGTCCACGAAGAGATTATCGGAACTAGTCGGTGGTCAGTTCAACATCAATCTGTATGGAAAGATTTGGACAGTGGTGCCTTTTATGAAACCACGTATCAAGTTGGAGCTACAGAATGTCAAGATGAAGGACCGTATGAGTGGGAAGATGGTCCTATTGAGTTCACAGAGGTAAAAGCTGTACAGAAAACCACTACTGTCTACGAAGCAATCTAACTAAACCAAACAGGAGAAATACTATATGACTAAGCAAGCTTCCAACGTTATCGTCAAAGCTCTACCAAAGAAAGGTAGCCTAGAGAACTTTCACGTATACATTACTGACGCTGTTGTCTTCTTTGCCTCTGTTCACGAACCTAAGCTTAAATATCAGTCTCAGGATAAAGAGTTTGGCGCTACTGTGTTTGTGAACGAAGAAGTTAAAGACAAGCTTCTAGATGAAGTGATGTTGAACAAGACCTTTTCTGAAGTAGGTGTAACCAAGACTTCTAAGCCACCTCGTAAGATTAAGTTTCCGCTGTCCAGTCAGGTTGAGGAAGGTAAAGCAAACTACGATCTTGTCAAAGGTCTGTGGGGCTTCACTGTAGCTAAGCCTGAGTTTAGCAAGGCTGGCAATCGTCAAGCTGTGAACGTGATTGACACTGAAGGTAATGCGTTTACTGAGAATGTTGGTAATGGTTCTGTCTGTACGCTAAAACTGTTCGGCTACAAAAACCAAGATGGTCAGCTAGTGGTAACCCTTGACACTCTACAAGTTGTTGAACACGTTCCTTATGAGGGTCGTTCCGGCAGTTCAGATAGCGTAGAAGATGAAGTGCTGGGCAGCTACAAGGTGAAGAAGGTTGAGGCTAAACCTGCTGAGGAAGAACAAGCACCAGCACGTAAGCCAACACCACAGGCTGAACCAGAGTTTGACAGCAACGAAGATTTGCCGTTTATGCGCATCAGTGATCGTCTGCTGATGATTATCTAAACTGACATAGGCTCAAGGATGAGCTAATATTAAAGGAGAGAGAAATGAAAAACATTCTGTACGTAAGCAAGAACAACCAGCATTCGCGGCAAGCCATGGATTTCTTTGCCAAAGTTAACAACGTACCCGTAGAAGGCTTTAATTCGGCCACAGGTAAAGTCACTCACGGTGGTATTAACTACTTCTTTAAAACGATTCAAGATGAATCTGATCTTTACAAAGTTATGGGTGTTAAATACGATAGCGTGGTGAAATCACCATACTATGAAGAGATTGATCTTAACGTTTACAACTACCTAACCACCAAATCAGGAGAATAAACAATGCTAAACCAAACCGAACTATTCCAAAACCTAGCCCGCCTTGAAGGTCAGAAGCTAACCCTGTCAGAAGACATTCGCCAACTAAAGGCTGACAGCAAAGTGTCTGAAGACAATCCTTCTGGTATTAGTCCTGAAGAGATTAAGCTGATTGCTGCGGCTGCAAAGCTCTATGCTAAAAAGGATTTCTTTGAGAAGAAAGAACAAGCTGAGGCGGTGTTTCGTAAATATCAAGAGCTTTCGGGCGAAGAGTAATTAAAATAGTTTGGAGGATGAAAGTCCTCCTTTTCTTTTGAGGGCTTTATGTGAAACTTGTTTTCGGTGTTGGCATTAATGATGCTGATTATAATGTCTACAAAACAGACAGTTCAGACGGAAAGTGGAAAATTATTTGGAAATGCCCTTTCTACGTGACTTGGACAAATATGTTAAATAGGTGTTACGGTAAGAAGTACAAAGAAAAACAACCGACCTATGCGGGCTGTTATGTCCAAGAGTCTTGGAAGTACTTTATGACGTTCAGGGCTTGGATGATTCATCAAAATTGGGAGGATAAACAATTAGATAAAGATATACTGTTCCCCGGCAATAGGGAATATGGCGTTGACAGTTGTGTCTTTGTTGATCGCAAAGTAAATTCTTTTATGAATGAACACAAAAACTCTAGCGGTGAGTGGCCTGTCGGCGTTAATTTCAACAAAGGAAAGGGTAAATTCCAAGCAGCTTGCTGTAATGTAATTACTGGAAAGCAGCAACACCTTGGTTATTTTGCCTGCCCAGAAGTAGCACATAAAGCATGGTTATCTTTTAAGCTAGAACAAGCTAAGATTCTGGCAAGTGAACAAACCGACCCACGAGTAGCTAAAGCCCTTATTGGCAGGTATGAAAATTATGGCTAACCAAGAAACCCTAGCCTTCTTTAAAGCTCTTGTAAGCACGTTTCCTGACGATGGCACTATACTTAGTATCTCATCAGGGGTTAATGAGTCAACGCCGTCTGAGGGAGCTTACAGGACGCTTATCAAGGCTCTAATGAACGACAAGCAAGTGTTGCAGAAAGAGTTGAACGTGAGTAATCGTATTCTTAAAGATGCTAACCTTTATCACTTGACTATTGTGGAGAAGTAGAATGAAAAACACTCTTATAGTATATAAACAAGGTGGCAAATATTACACGCTATTTGATAAAGAAGGTAGCCCACTTTACACACAAGAGTTAGCTAAAGAGTTGCTAGAGAGTATTAAACAGTATGATCTAAAAGGCGATTATAAAGATTTGAAAGTCATTGAGTTGGACTTTTAGTAATGAACAGTATTGATATTCGATTGTCATATCCTGATTGCACAGTAAGCTATCAGATTGATTTGGTTAAGCTTACGGCTAATGTTGTGAGTACGATTGGTGATAAGCATTATCTCAGTAGTGTCGAGTATGATAAATTGCCGCCAAAGGTTAAGTTAATGATTGAAGCAATGAGAGGTGAGAATTGACAATTGCTTGTATCGACGGAGATTTGATTGCATTTAAGTGCGCAGCAGCTAATGAGGTGAGGAGTATCAAAGCTTTGCACATTCCAAGCGGGAGGAGTAAAACCTTTAAACATAGGACTGAGTTAAAAGAGGTTATCGGCGATAAGTTTCCTTACACTGATTTTGAAATTACTGATATTCAAGAAGCCGACCAGATTGCTTACGCCCTATACAGCGCTAAGCACATGATCAAAAGCATTACTGAAAAGTGTGGTGCTGACAAATATGAAATCTACTTCAGTGGTAAGGATAACTTCAGGGATAAGCTGGCACTTCCAACACGCTATAAAGGGAATCGTGATGGCCTTATGAGACCTTTACAGCTTCGTGAGGTCAAAGAATACTTGACAGAAAAGCACGAGGCTATTACTGTTGTAGGTGAGGCCGACGATAAGCTATCTCGTAGGCAGTGGGAGGGGTTACAGAGCAACCACACTGTCATAGGCTGCTCAACAGATAAGGATTCATACGGCACAGACGGGTGGATTTTTAACTGGGATAAGATGGACAAACCATTCTTGGTTCAAGGGGTTGGTAAGCTTTGGGAAAAGGATGGTAAGATTTGGGGAGTAGGATATAAATGGAAAGCCCTCCAGTGGCTCTGTGGCGACACGATTGACGGACTCAAACCTGCCTATCTAGCTGGCGTTAAGTATGGCGAGAAAAGCGCCTACAAGGCTTTAAAAGACCTTGAGACAGAGGAGCAGGTAAACAAGGTAGTACACGATATCTACTTGAAGTGGTATCCTGACAATAAGCAGTTTGTAGATCAGTGTGGTATTGAAAGGGATTTGAACTATATTCAGATTGCTCAGGTCTACATGGATGGGATTCACATGGAACGATGGGAAGGGGATCGGCTGAATGTAGAGGAGATGTGGAGAGATTATGCCAGTTCCTAGCAAAGCAGACATCGAAAAACGGGAGGTTAAACTTACACAATTCCTAAAGAAGCTTGACGACAAAGGTAAGCCAAGAGAGAAGGATATGATCAGTGTCGTACGATCTGCTATCCGCTCTGTTTGGATGAAGTCAGATATGAAGCTTGCATATCTTTACATGAACACTGTTCCAGATATGGATAACAGCACTCGTACTAAATGGCTTGCTCGTTGCGAGATGTGTGGAGAGCTTTTTAAGCTAACCGATCTGGAACTTGATCATTGTAAAGGTCATCATAGCTTTACTAAAGTGGAAGACTTTCAATCTTATTTTGAGAATATCTTGATGGTAGGATTTGACGATGTTCAGCTATTGTGTAAGAAGACTTGCCACCCTACAAAGACTTTGAGTGAACGACTTAAGGTAAGCTTTGAGGAAGCAAGCTGGCACAAAACAGCAATTGAACTTCAGAAGAGTAAAAAAGATAAAGAATGGCTGAAGCAGCGTGGGGTAAATCCTGCAAGCAATGCTGACAAACGAAGAGAACAGATAATTGAGGGGTTGAAGAATGGGTCGATACCCAATTGAAATACAGAGAATTCAAACTGAGCGGATGGTTTATTGTAGGGGCTGTAGTAGAGAAATTGAATCAGAAGAGGAACTGATTCGAACATATAGTTTTAGAGCCACAGGCATATATCTACACTTTTGTCTCGATTGTGCAAAGCAAATTGGAGAACTGGCAAAATGAGTCAAATGGAACGAAATAAAGGCAAGCTAATTCCTACTGAAATCACTGAAGAAATTGCAAAACAAGCTGTGATTGACAAGGGATATTTACTGCAAGAGTATTATGAAAATTACCTAGAACAGTTTTCGGACGATCCTAGCTGGTATGCTGAAAACGTAGTTCGTGTCGGCGGTCAATGGTATACAGTAGAATTTGAAATTGAAAGCGGAGATTTAGATTTCTTTGCTGACGTTAAGAAGAATGCGGATGGTTCAATCGATTTTGACACCCACCACTACAACGGTGGTGGTCATTGGACTGAGGTAGTAGAGGAAGCTTTATAGTGAGCAAAGTCATAAACTTACCAACACCACATAAAGTGGACTTAAAGAATCTTGATGAACAACAGATTAAGTTCTACAAAGATTCAATGAATAATCTGCTAAACTGTTGGGATACTTTGACGCCAGAAAAACAATATCAGATGTTTGAGAATGTAGTTGGTTATTCATTTAGTCAACTTGATACGATTGTTAAATTGCAGAAGATGTTGGAGGAGAAGTTTAAATGAAGTATAAATTCTTAAGTGACGACGATGGTCATTGGTTTATTGTTCCTCTGGATATGGTTGAATTATTTAACAAGATGCTAGAAGAGGGCGAAGAAGATTACTGGTGTGAGTTTAACAACACCTTTGGAAAGTATTGGGCAGACCATCCTAGTAGCTATACTTTTGAAAACTACGAACAAGGAGAATAACTTGGATAACAAAGAGTGGAAACAGGCTGCTGTTGAAATGGCTATTGCTGGCATGTCTTGGCGTTCGATTAGCAAAGAGCTAGACGTAGCCCGTAGCACTGTGAGTGACTTTCTTCGTAAACACTTCAGTGAAGAGTATCAAGAAAAGATTTCAAAGAAAGATAAACCTGTAGTGCGTAAGTACAGTGCGGAAGACGATAATAGTCGAATTCTCCTGATTAGTGATATGCACATTCCTTATCACCACAAGGATACGCTCAAGTTTCTACAATACCTGAAAGATAAATACCAGCCTACCCGGATTATTTGCCTAGGCGATGAAGTTGATGGGCACTCCCTGTCATTCCACGATCACGATCCTGATCTCGCATCTGCTGGTGATGAACTTCGGCAGGCAATTCCGGTGATTAAAGAAGTAGAGAAGATGTTCCCTAAGATGGACCTTTTAGAATCTAACCATGGTAGTCTTGTTTGGAGGAAGGCTAAGACTAATGGAATTCCTAAGCACTATATTAAGACCTATAACGAGGTTCTTGGTGTAAATAGCGATTGGAAGTGGCATTTTGATTTGACTATCAAGCTTCCCAACGGACAGCACTGTTACTTTCACCACGGCAAGGTTAGCAAGACTATCCAACTGAGCCAACAAATGGGTATGAATGCCGTACAAGGCCACTACCATAACAACTTCAGTATTGAATATTGGGGAAATCCAATAGGTCTTTTCTGGGGCTTCCAGATTGGATGTTTGATTGACGACAACGCTCTGGCGTTCAGCTACAACAATGTCAACGTAAAACGCCCAGTATTGGGAACAGGATTGATCATTGATTCTATTCCTATTTTAGAACCGATGATCCTTGATCAAAATGGTAACTGGATCGGACCTAGTGGACAAGTATAAGATCTACCAAGACCAGCCTGAGAAGATTTTTCAGGCTTTAACTTACAACCAAGAGACTGGAGATTTCTTCTGGAAAGAAGACAGACCCATAGATCATTTCAAAAACATCAGTGCTTACCGAGTATGGAAAACTAGATTCTCTGGTAAAAAGGCTGGACATATTACTAAAGGACTAAACACAGAATATGTTTCAATCAGGGTCTTCCATAAACTATACTTAGCGCACAGGCTTGCTCACTTATTTGTAAAAGGTAGTTGGCCTGAAAATGAAGTTGACCATATAGACGGTAATGGACTTAACAACTCTTGGTCAAACTTGAGGGATGTAGAGAAGTTTGTTAATGGCAAGAATAGTCAGAGGAAGAAAAATAACTCCTCTGGCGTCAATGGTGTATACTGGCACAAAAGCTCAATGAAGTGGGTTGCCGAAGGTCATTGGACAGAAGGGGGAATAAACAAGAAGAAGTATCTAGGTATTTTTGAAAAGATTGAAGATGCCGCAAAAGCCCGGCTTGACTGGGAACAAGAGGTAGGCGGCTTTGGAGAAAGACACGGAAAACCCGCTTGACACAACCCCAAATCAATGAAATACTATAGCTCAGTCAAGTCGGCTGAGCTTATCTTAAGGAGAAATGTAATTGTCTTATGAAGTTGCTGCGAAAGCTGTTGTAGAATGGAACAAGAAAGCTGGCGTTAAGAACGAAGTGCCATTTACCCCAGACTGGTGGCGAGCTTGTGAACTCCAAGGTAAACTTCTAGTAGAAGAGGCACAAGAAGCACTAGAAGGTGCAACATACTCAGATAAACAAGAACTACTTGATGGAGTTGTAGACACCTTCGTTATCCTGTCAAAATTTATTGACATGCTTGAGTTTGCAGGGTTTGACGTGCTAGGCGCTCTTGAGGCCATTCAAGCTAACAATGACCTAAAGATTTACAAGACTATGATTCAAGCTCTTGAGGTGAAAGACAAGCTGGAAGAGGTCAAGGATGAAAGCTTTTATGTAGCAGCAAGCGTGTACCAGGGTGAAGATTACTTTACTGTTCGTCGAAGTGACGGTAAAATTGCCAAAGCTGTAGATTTTCCCAAGGTTGACCTAAACGATTTTATTCCTAAGGGGTGATTTAATATGCTAGTTTACCTTTGCTCTCCTTATAGCTACAAAGCAGATGAAGCTCTAATGGAATGGCGCTATCAAGAAAACCTGAGAGTGCTAACTGAGCTTACCTTACAAGGTATTCCAGTGTTTAGCCCTATCGTCACTAGTCATAACATGTCAGCTAAATACAAGCTACCCTGTACGTTTGACTTCTGGGAGAAGATTGATTTTGGAGTGATTGACCATTGTAGCCACATCTATGTTATGATGCTAAAAGATTGGGATAAGTCGATTGGAGTGACTAAAGAGTTGGAATATGCTATGAAGGTTGGAAAAGAGATTGTTTACTTGGATATGAATATTAAGAAAGAGGTGGCGTGATGGTTGAAGATTTATTTAAATTTATAGTAACTAATGAACCTGAAAAAGTATATCAGGCTGCAAGTATCAATACCGGCGGCTTCAAGGTGACTTGGAAAGATGTTTTAGGTTATGAAAAGAGTACATTTTACAGCTATAATCAAATTGAAGAAAACTTGGCTGAAGGTGTTTGGTTAAAACTGCATGACAATTGGAGCATGACAAAATGTCTCTTGAAGACTGAAGAGCAAGAACACACAGGTGGTTCAGTAAACTACTACAAAGTAGAAGTGAAATCACCAACTACTTTTGATCAACCCTACCGGGCTGAATGTAATGACATCATTGAAGCTCTTGATATGAACTACGCTGAGGGTAACGCATTCAAAGCTATCTGGCGACGTTGTGCTGAGCGACAAGGTAAGAAAAAGAAAGGTAATAACACTTTCTATGATGCCGAGAAGATTGTATTCTTTGCTCAACGGATTCTAGAACAGGAGAAAGGGAAACAATGATTATTTTTACAAGTTCTTGGTGCTCAGCTTGTCATGGTCTAAAGAAAACCTTTGACAGCAAGTCCGTTCCATACGAAACTGTAGACGTTGATAGTGGTGAGGGTATGGACCTAGCAGCGAAGCACGCTATCCGTTCACTTCCATCAGCGTTGATTGATGGTAATGTTGTAAGCGGTGCTCAAAATATTTTGAAAGCTATTTAAGGAGAGAGAATTGAAAGGTATTAGTGTTGAACTGCTTGATTACATGGGTAACGATCTAACTATCACTAACGTTGCTCGCGTTAGCTTTAACAAATGGAAAGAGGAGTTCGACAGCAAAGATGAGCGATTGATTAACTATCTGGCAGAGCATGAACACACCAGCCCATTCCGTCACAACAGTATTCAGATTCGTTGTAAAGCTCCAATCTTCCTCGCACGTCAGCTAATGAAACATCAGGTTGGGCTTAGCTGGAATGAAATCAGTCGTCGCTATGTAGATACAGATGTTGAATTCTTTGAGCCTGAAGAATGGCGTAGCCGTCCAAAGGAGGGCATTAAGCAGGGTAGCGGTGAGGTTAGTCCCGACAGTGAAGCTCTTAAATACCATTATCAACAACTTATCAAAGAAGTGATGAAATATGCAGATGCTTTCTCTAAGTCAGAAATCGCCCCTGAGATGATTCGGATGATGTACCCACAATCCATGTTGACAGATTGGGTATGGACTGGTAGCCTACAAGCGTTCTATCACGTATACCGTCTAAGGAGTGGTGAAGGTTCACAGAAAGAAGCGCAAGTATTTGCTAAGAAGCTTGAAGAGGTGATTGAACCTCTATTCCCTAAAGCCTGGGCAGCACTAAAGAAAGGAGAATAAAGATGGCGTTTGTTCAGAATGAAGAGGTTGGCATCGAATGGTGGGTGGCTGAGCTTGCTGAACTGATTGCGGTGAGAGAGGGTTTAAAAAAGAGAGAAGCAAACCTTAGAGTACTTGAAAATCTTAGTGAGTTTATTGCTTATTACGAGCTAGGCTTACCTGTTAAGAAAGCATATGCATTATTTTGGAGGGAACCTAATGGGACATCTTAAAGATATTACTGGGAATAAGTACGAAAGGCTTTCTGTAATTGGTCTGGCTGGTAAAAGTAAAGCAGGAAAATATTTGTGGAAATGCGTTTGCGAGTGTGGCAACGAGTTAACTGTATCTGGTAGTAATCTAAAGACTGGACATACACGCAGTTGTGGATGCATAGGCGCTGGTGGTCACAACATGTCCTACTCACCAGAATATATGGTTTGGCACGGCCTTAAAAACAGGTGTGAGACTCCATCATCGGGCGGGTATGACAATTACGGAGGAAGGGGTATAAAAGTACAAGAATCTTGGAGCCTAGACTTTATGGAATTCTACAAGGATATGGGACCTAGACCCACACCACAGCATACTATTGAAAGGATTGATTCCAACGGAGACTATTGCAAAGAGAATTGTATTTGGACTGATGACCGCAGTTTACAAACATTCAATCAGCGTAAACGAAAGACAAACAGTTCAGGTAGGACAGGAGTAAGACTTTACAAAGATACCAGGTGGGCTGCTGAGATTTGTGTTAAATATAAACAAATCATACTAGGGTATTACGACACCTTTGAAGAAGCTGTCAAAGCGCGAGAAGAAGCAGAGTTAAAATACTATGGTTTTATTAAGGAGTAAGTAAATTGGTTGACTATGATAAAGAAAACAGTGGCGTACCCTATCATCTGAGTCTAAGTGATCTATACTTGATCGATAATTTTAAAGAAGTGTTTGACAGCCTTCCACGAAATCCTGTACATTGGCCTGCTGGCAAAGAGAAAGAGTTTGTACTAAAGACTCTGTTTGAGAATGGTATGATGCCACAGAATATTGAAGTCAGTGAGCCTGTACAGCATCGTAATCTGCGTAATCAAGTTGTACTGTGTAGTCGTATTGAAGGATATGAACGATGCTGTGAGGCATGGCTTCGAAGTGGTTGTGCAAGTTTGAATGCAGTGATTGCAGGTTGTAGGGATGCAAGTCTTAGAGCGGAACTAAAGGCTCATAGTCGAACAAGCTGTGATAAGAGTACAGAAGATATGCTAGAACGGGCTGCTCATAGTGAGGCTCGGAAAGTTAGTAAACAATTGAGCAAGGAGGGTTAAGTGGAAGAGGATAAAGTTCTAGAGTACCTTGGTATTGTCATTGACTATAGTCGGGATAATAACCTGCCGGAGCAAGGCAAAGCGATGCTGACCCGTAAGGGTTTTTACAAGAAAGATTATGAGAATAGTCCACAAGAAAGCTTTGCTCGTGCATCTACTTGCTACAGCTTTGGTGATTATGACTTTGCTCAACGTATTTATGATGCAGCTAGTAAGCAGTGGTTTACTTTCGCAAGTCCTGTGCTGAGCAACGCTGTAGATGTTAATTGGCCTAACTTTGAGAAAGATCAATTTGAAGAAGCAGGCGAGTGGCTAGAAGAGAATGTTGTGGCAGATGGTATGCCAATCTCTTGCTTTCTAGTTAAAGTACCTGATAGTAAGAGAGGTCTTGTAGAGGCTCGTAGTGAGTCTGAGTGGCTTTCTATGATGGGTGGTGGTGTTGGGGTTTGGTTTGCTAACCGTGCTCCTGATGAGAAATCTACAGGCGTTATGGCCCATGCTGCTGGATATGATGCTGATACGCTAGCATACAAACAAACTAAGTCGCGGCGTGGTTCAATCGCAGGTTATCTAGACATTGATCACCCTGAGATTAAGAACTTTATTGAAATGCGTAATCCTGTGGGTGGCGATCCAAACAAGAAATGCTTTAACCTTAACAACGCAGTGAACATCCCCGATTCATTTATGCATGCTGTGATTAAAGGTGAAGAGTATGAACTGATCGACCCCAAGCATGGCCCTACTGGTCGATTCCTAGATGCTCGTGAAGTCTGGGAAGAGATTATGGAGTTACGGAAGGATACTGGTGAGCCCTATCTGTTATTCCGGGATACCGTGAATCGTAATATTCCTAAGTGGATCAAGCGTCCACTTTACGAGGTGAGTCAGTCTAACCTGTGTAGTGAAATTACACTGATGACATCTGAGAAGCGTACTGCTGTTTGTTGCCTAAGCAGTCTTAACTTGGAGAAGTATGACGAGTGGAAAGATTCAGGTTTGGTTGCAGACCTTATCCGACTGCTAGATAATGTGCTAGAGTATTTTATTCGTCTAGCTCCACCAGAGCTTTACAAGGCTGTGTATTCAGCAAGTAAAGAACGGGCATTAGGTCTTGGGACTCTTGGGTTTGCTTCTTACCTTCATAGCAAGATGATTCCTTTTGAGTCTGGTGGTTTTAACAGCGCTGCACAACACAACGTACTGATCTATTCAAACCTACAGAAGCAAGCAATTGAGGAAAGTAAACGACTAGCAGAGGAACGTGGTGAAGCTCCAGATACGCAAGGTAGCGGCATGCGTAATAGCCACTTGTTCGCCATTGCACCAAATGCTAGTAGCTCCAGCCTTGTTGGCACGAGTCCTAGTATTGAACCTCCTGCTGGTATGGCTTACAATGCTCAAGGTCGTGCAGGTAGCTTCCTAATCAAGAACGTCTATCTTGAGAAGCTTCTAGAGGAAAAAGGTTTTAACACTCCCCAGGTTTGGAAGTCTGTGATTGAGAATGACGGCAGTGTCCAACATCTTGATTGCCTAACTGAAGATGAGAAAAAGGTGTTTAAGACTGCCTATGAGATTGACCCGATGTGGATTGTCGAACACGCTGCTATGCGCCAACCCTACATCTGCCAATCTCAAAGCCTGAACATCTTTGTACCAAATGATATTACTGCGCATGAAATGACAAGTATCCACATGAAAGCATGGGCGTCAGGAGTCAAGAGTATGTATTACTGCCGGACGAAAGCTGCTGTGAAAGCTTCTGTTGGCACTGGTGGTGAAAAACCCTTGAACTCTGTTCCTGTTCGCCGTACAATTGAATACGCTGAGTGTCGTGCATGTGAGGGCTAATCCCCTCACTCTACTAAGGAGATAGAATTGAGTATTTTTGAAGAGAGTAAATCCTACCGCCCTTTCACCTATGCTTGGGCTGCTGAAGCTGAACAACGTCATGATATTGACATGTACTGGTCAAGCCATCAGATCAATCTACAAGATGACGTACAGCAGTATTTCAGTAAAGATGGTCTGAAGACTTCTAATGTAAGTCATGAACAGAATAAGAACATCATTGACCGCACTTTGTGCTTGTTTACTGAGATGGATCGGACTGTAGGTGAAGGGTATACTGACCTATTACCGATGATTCGTAATAATGAAGTTCGTAACATGCTGCTTCGTTTTGCATCGCGTGAGATCACTCACCAACGTGCATATGCCCTATGTGCAGAGACCTTTGGTTTCTCTGATAAAGACTGGCGAGCATTTAATGACTACGTTGAGATGGTTGAGAAGCTAGAAGTCATGAGTTCAGATATGGTACCAGAAGGTGCTTCTGTTAAACTCCAGGCCGGCATTAAGCTTGCTCAGATTCTACTCGGTGAAGGTATCGGCCTGTTTGCTGCCTTTGCCACGTTGCTCAACATGAAGCGTCATGGTCTGCTAATTGGATTCAATGATGTGAACGAATGGTCGTTAAAAGATGAGTCCGAGCATGTCAATAACAACATCAAGGTGTTGTTTGAGATTCGCAAGGAGTTAAGTGAACTTGAGAACACTGTCCTAAATAAGATCATCGTTAACTTTGTAAAGTCCTATCAGAAGGCTGAACATAAGTTTATCGATCTTGTGTTTGAAATGGGCGGCGCTGAAGGCTTGACTGCTGAAGATATGAAATCCTACATCGATTACCTTTGCTCATTCCGACTGTTTCAGCTAGACCTGATGGACTACAGCGAAGTACCAGTAAACAATCTTGAATGGATGGAGTGGATTCTGTCTGGTGCCAAGCATGATAACTTCTTTGAGAAGAAGGTTGTTGAATACTCCCACGGCGGTATGTCTGGCAAAGTAGACTACAAACAGTTCATGCACATTCTAGACAAGTAGGTCCGACCAACGGTAGTGGACTCCTTTACGGGGTCTGCTATCATTCACTTCAGACAGCAAGCAATCGTCTAAACCAAAAATACAAAGGAGAGATAAATGAAAATTACACTATGCGGTTCTGCTCGTTTTGAAGATTACTTCAAATTCTGGAATGAAATGCTTTCACTCTACGGCCACACAGTTTATACTTTGTCCGTCTATCCCTCCCAGAAAGAGGCCGGTAAAGATTGGTATAACGAGGAAGAGAAGATCACCCTGGATCAAGTACATCTTGATAAAATCTCTAACTCTGAAGCCATTCTTGTTCTAAACCCGTTTGCCTACGTTGGAGATTCTACACTGCGAGAGGTAGAATTTGCTAAACAACACGGTAAACAAGTATTCTTTCTAGAATCTTGGGCTAAAGGGTTTGGGCTAGAACCTGATGTTCATTACGAGCATGTTCTGAACTTGTCACGATATTTTGGTGTTCCAGATTGTTTTGGTAGCCCGATTGATACCCACAAAGACCAGCAAGTTACATCACCTATTCTTCTTGGTGGAGCTAGTAGTATTAGAAGCAAGATTTTTACTAGTTATGATCTATTCAAAACAGGTCTATATAATCTAGCCAATATAGAAACTGATTTTTCAATCAAACAACCGATCTGCATTGATTAACACACCAACCAAACCTTTAGGAGAACTAAAATGAAAGCAGCACTACTAACCACCCTAGCTCTAGCCGTATCCGTCAACGCATTTGCCACTGACAATATCTATGAAGGGCGTGGTAACATTTACAAGAGTCACGCAACCCTAGCTGATCTACAATCTGAAGCTACTCGATTAAACGAATATACCCACGGCAATAGTGTGGCAATTAAGATTCACGATGGTCAAATCAAAGACCTCCAAGCTAACAAAGCTGATCGTTCAGAAGTCCAAGCAGTAGACAAGCGTGTAACCCAAGTGAACACTCAAGTCAATACCCGTATCGATACTACTAACAAACAAGTAGACAAGAATACCAAAGAGACTGTACGACTTGAGAATGTGAAGGCTGACAAGAGTGCCCTAAAATCTACTGATGAACGTGTTAGCAATAACACCACTGTAATCAATCAGCATAGCAATGCACTGAACGAATATGGTAGCAAGCTTGACAGCTACGGCGATGCTCACAATGCTCTAGCCTCTAACATGGCTCAGTATCAGAACCGTACAGATAGTCGTCTAGATACGCTGGAGAGTGATGTGAAGCAAGCTAAAGAGGCTGCTTCTGTAGCTCTGGCTGTGGCAGGATTCGCCTACTGTACTGATCTAGACTGCGGTGTACAAGCTGCGGTATCAGGCTCCACAATCGCTGGTAAGCAAGCTCTTGCTGTAGGTGTTGGTGGTGCAGTGTCAGAGAATCTATTCTTCAATGCAGCATTTAGCCAGTCTGGTTCTACTCGTGGTGGTGTTGTCTCAGCTACCTACCGACTCAAGTAACCCAATCAAGCCTCTGCCTTTACGGGCGGGGGCTTTTTCACATCTGTCAGAAAATAAACCTGAAAATGTTGTTGACAGCTTGCTTCAGATAGATCAAAATTAAGACACAGAAGCAGAGAGCTTCATAGCCCAAGGAGATTTGAGATGACTAAGAAATTTACCGATTGGATGAATGAGGGGCGACGTAAGGGTAATAACTATTGGCTGACTCGTGCCTTGAAACTTAAGGACGGGCACACGCTATCAATCCAAGCTTCTGACGGACACTACTGCAAGCCTCGAAAAGACGAAGACGACTACAACTGGTATTATATGTTTGAGATTGGCTACCCTACTTTTAAATCCACGTTGCTGCGTCCTTTTGCAGAAGACCCTAAGAATCTTACGGACACTGTGTACGGCTATGTACCCACGGAGATTATTGAACGAGTAATCAAACTACATGGTGGCGTTGTAGGATTTAAGGAATGACAAATGAACAAAAGCTTGAGCACTTCGCCTGCCTGCTACGATTCGCAGAATATTTTCAAAACCCCTTGCTAATCAACCTCTACCAGCGTAAGATTGAACTCATCAACAAGGAGCTAGACAAACCATGAAAACCAAACTGAAACTAATAGCCGCTGCACTCTGCACCTTTCTAACCTTTGGTGCTGTAGCTGCAAACGATACTCTGACAATCCCTGGTAAGGTTCGTCCTACAGTAACGTTCTGCAAAGAGTATGCTTCTGCTCTCTATCAGATTGCACGAGTACGTAACGTGAACACCATCGAAGAGATTGTTGAACTGATTGAGTCTACTGGTGCAGAACCAAGGGCACAGATTCTAATGATCAAAAGTGCTGCCCACGTCTATGACTACAAAATGTTCACTGCTACTGAGCACAAGAATAAAGCTTTCAGTGAATGCTTGGTTGAGATGGTGAAGTAATCCTTGCAATCTTAAGGATTCTGTGTAAAATCAGTACCTGAAACACCTAATCTCTCTGAACGTGAGGATTTTAAATGGACAAACTTGACACATATCACTACCACGAAGTCATCCACATGACTGATTTTATTCGTCGAATGATCGAGCAGGAGATTCAACAACATCATTGTTCTGCTGTATATCCACGAGCCATTCACCACAAGCTTGAGATGGTTCAAGATTTGCTAGGTGAAGTGTACGAGTGGCTTGCTAACGAGCAAGATATTTTGGAGAAGTGAAATGGACGATAAAGTACGCTTTGACTTGTATGTGATGGAAAAGATGCAGAATAAGATGGCTAATGCTCGTAGGCGTGGAATTGAATTCAACATGACATTCCAAGCTATGAAGAATATCTGCCGGGCTAAACGCTGCTACTACACTGGCTTGCCACTGACTAAACCTCGTTCCAATGGTGAGCCACTACGAGCTACAGATATGACTATTGAGCGGATTGATGCAAGTAAGCCTTATGAGAAAGGGAATGTTGTTGCGGTTTGTCATGCAGCTAACCAGCTTAAATCGCATGCTGACGCGGGTGGCTTGAGTGCAATGATTATTGCTCAGAAGATGTTTACCAAGGTTGTTAAGCGGATGAAGGAGAGTGATAAGTGCGTAAAGTAAAAGGTAAGTGGGTTGCTAGCAACAAAGACGTAATGTGGACAGGTAATAGTCTCTCACCAATCATCCTAGCTCACATCACAAAGCTATACGAGAGCATCAAAGATCATGATTGCGTTGGGGTTCCAATGCGCTACGTTGAGAAGCAAGCATGGATTCAAGGTGTTGATGCTTATGGTGAAGAGGTTGACGTAGATGCTGCACACAAGATGCGTCTAGGTGATCTGGAAGAGCTAATGTTTGTATTCAATACTGACAATGAGCCAGATATTTCAGACTACGATTTCCATTGTGAGTTTGTACCTAAAGAGGAAGGTGGTTTGGTAGGTAAGATCGAAGTGAGTAATCTGGAGGAATCAGATCGCTATACTAAAGATATGAGGGAGTATCAAGAGCGTGTAGATAACGGATACGCTTTGTTCGGTCAAGTTTATCGTGAATTGGATTGGTGAGAAAAAGATTTGACAAACGTGTAGAATGCTGTAGAATGTTTACCAAGCCTTAGAAATGAGGTTGTATGGCGAGGTCGGGTAATCCAGGGCGAAGCGAGGCCTGGCACGGTAAGGGCTATATGTGAGGCTAGCAACTCACTTTCAAATCTAGTTGACATTGAGGATTTGAAGGCGTAATCTTCTTCACAGGAGATTATTCCTGCCAATCTTCTAGGTTGGTAACTGACTTTAGTAAGCCGGGGAATGCCAAGGCGTGGCTGGGTCAGGTAAGCAATGGTGCACTAAGGGCCTTTTCAGGCACATCTAAATTAAATAGGAGATACACATGAAAACTTTGAAAGTGAAAATCATTGGCGAAAGCGCTCTACTCATGAACAAAGATACCCTGAGTGATCCGCTAAACCCTAAGACTCAAGAAATCAAAGCTCTCACTTCTAAACGTAAGAAGCTTGAAGAAGATCACTTGCAGATTGCAGAGCTTCAGTACAAAGCCTCTCTGTATTATGATCAAACCAACGGTCTCTATCTTCCTGGCGCTATGTTCAAAGCCAGCATGGTATCTGGCGCTAAGCTGAACCGTCTAGGCGCATCGTTCAAACGTGCTGTAATTGTGCTTGAGGATCAGATTCCTCTTGTCTATAAAGGTCCAACTACCCCTGATGATCTTTGGGCAAATAAAGATTTCGTGGATTGCCGTTCTGTCGGTGTTATGAATGCCCGAGTGATGCGGTATCGTCCAAAGGTTCGTGAATGGAGTGCGGAAGCAACTATCATGTTTTCTTCCGAGATGGTTGAAGAAGCTGACTTGTTGCGTGCAATGGAAAATGCGGGTATGTTTGCTGGTGTTGGTGACTTCCGCCCTGAATGTGGCGGTAACTTTGGTCGTTATAGTGTGGAGATTAAATCATGAGCGAACCAGAAGATAAGCGTTCAGGTAAAGAAAGGTTTCAAGAATATTTTGGGTTTGAGTTGAGTGATGAAGAAATTGAAAGGGTTGAGGCAGTCTACAAAAAGATTGAAGAAGAATATCTAAAATCACAGGAGGTTAAATAAGTTGCGTAAACCAGATGAAGCAGCACAACAAATTGCAGCACAGTTTAGCTACGAGACGGTTATTGATATGAAACTCTTTGATGCCATTCTTGACGTAGCTCTACCTAAACATGGTAGCCTACAAGAGATTCAGAAAGCTCAGATGGATCGTATGACCATGATTGACCAGACAGCTAACATCTTGCTCAAGGAACATAATCTGATGCTTAAGAACGTGCGAGGAGAGGGATATAAGCTTGTTCATCCTGAGTCTCAGGTTCAGACAGCAATGTTTGACAGTGGTCTCAAGATTCGTAAGGAGCTTCTTAAAGCTAAACGTCGAGTGATACACGTTCGTACTGAGGAGCTTGATAGCAATCAGCAGAAAGATCGTGAAGATGCTCTGGCTAAACTAAACACTATCGGTAAAATGATGAAAAAGAAGGAGATTGTGTGATGACTAACAAACCTACGGCAGCAGAAGAGCAAGCTAAATTCGTTGCTATGAGTTATGAACTGGCTAAAATTGCTTGGCCTACTCCTGAAGCTTATGAAAAGTGGTGTCAAGAAGAAGGTAAAACAATCAGTGAGAGTGTGCGGCAAGAGTTGAACAAAGCTCTGAGCGAAACTAGGATTCAATATAAAATTTGATTTAACTAAAAACCCTGGCTGAAAATGCTGGGGTTTCTTTCGTTGGAGGTGGGGAATGGATTTTAAACCAGTTGAAGGCTTTGTGTTCAAAGAGCTAAGTGCTAAGAGTATTGCAGGTCGCAGATTAGTGGGAGGAGTCGGTGTAAATGATGCGCCTTACCAAGTCCAACCTATGGTCAATGGTAAACAGATTTGCTGTCCTTTCTATAAACGCTGGAAGTCTATGGTTGATAGATGCTACAGCGAACATCTATTGCAGATCGATCCTCAGTATTTGGAGTGTTTTGTGAACAAGCAATGGCACTATTTCATGCCCTTTAGAGTTTGGATGGAAGACAAAATATGGCAAGGTCTGCATCTAGACAAAGATATGCTTGTGCCAGAAAACAAGGAGTATGGTCCTGATACTTGTGTATTTATCCCTCATTATCTGAATTGCTTGCTTACTACACGCTCGAACTATCGTGGTAAATATCCTCTAGGCGTGAAGCTGGCCAAGAGTAAGAATGTCACTGCTTACCAAGGTGTAGTGAATGGCGGAGAGCGTGGTAAAGAGCTTTATATGGGCCGAAAACCTACGCCTATGGAAGCACACCACCTTTGGCAACAAGGTAAGATTCAAGTGATCTATGAAAATCTAAAGCGTTATGAAAAGGAAAAGTTCTTCATTCCAGAGGTTAAAGAATCGCTAATAAAGCGTGCTAACAAGATTGAACAAGATTTGGATAATAAAGTAGAAACTTTCTTTGTATAAATAAAAAAGCCCCAACCGTAAGGAAGGGGCTTAGATTTCTTATTATTTTGTACAGTCTTTTATTCTTGGTTTATATCTTTATTGTGTCTAACTTGATTCCCCGAATTAGAATTATTATAAAGAAGGAAATTCTGTGTAGACTTCTGCTCTTTTAACTGCCGTTCTAGGTTTTCAAATCTATCATTGATTATCCGGATTCTAACTTCCCTGCTCGTTATAAAAGAATCCATTTGCTCCTGAAGGCGATTCATCTTGTTCTCATAAAAACGCCGATCATCTTCCATCCTTATTTCCATTTTTCTTTGGAAACTGGACATCTCTTGATCAAACACTTGTCGCTTGTTTATGGAAACCATTAGTATAATGGCCAGAATTAATATAGCAACTTGTGCTAGTGCGGTCAGGACTTTTATTACCACGGCGGACTCCTTGGGCTCTTAAACCATTCCGTGGAAATACTACAGGGGATGCCAACCCTTGTTGTTATCTCTTATCTTGTGACTGCTGTTGGGCAGAGACCAATTTCAATAGCAAATCTAGCCTTGAGCTTAGGTCTTGAAACCTAGTCTCAATTGAAGCACTGATACGTTGCTCTAACTGAGCAGCCTTTTGATCAGTTACGGCGGTAGATGACAACTGATAAAAACGATCTTCAAGACGCTGTTGGCTGTTGTAAAGCCAAGTACAAATTAGAAAAAGTAAGGTAATTGCAATCGACTTTACAGTTTCAAAACTTGAGTTCTTGTAGGAGGTTAGTTCAGAATTTTGGTTATTAGACATTATTTGACTCCCATCCTATCCATTTGGATTCGTTTCCAAACTTGCATTAATCTTACTTTCTTTTGACAAACACTTAAGGCTGAAGTCTGGTTAGACCAAGCTTGAGCCAAAATAACTTTGTCTTTTGCATCCGAGCCGGTAAGAACGGGAGGTTCATTTATTACACAATCAGCTAGCAGAGTATCACTAGGTAATGTGATTTCTTTTTGAGAACTACAAGATGCTAGAAAGATACACAATAGTAAAAGGTAGAATTTTACTTTCATATATCACCTTTTACATTTAGGGTGTGTTGGTTGTGCATTGCAGAAGCTTTCAAACATATTATGTTGAAGCTCTTTGTCTAATTTAGTCTGAGTCTCAACAGTCTTAACTTTAGTCTCAGTTTTAATTAGAGTCCTAGGAGCTACAGCAGAGGGAATAAGAGCATCTTGAACTTTATCAATCTTTTGATTAAGCTTGCTGGCGCGTTCGTTCATGACTTGATCAGGAGTAGGGGGTACAATCTGTGGAGTTGTCTTCTTTTCTAGTTCAAGTTTTAGGTTGAAAATCTCAGTATTATTTTTGGCGATTGTATTTTTAAGTTCAAGGATGTCTTTCTGTAGCAAGGTAGACTTTTCAGTTTCTCTGTGTAAAGCCCATCCCATAAAGATACTCACACAAAGAACTAGGCCGCCAAGATAGAGGAAGGCATCATTATCGTATAGGTAATCTTTAACCCTAACAAACCAACCAGGTTCTTCTTGTTCCATATCAATTACTCATATAAAGTAAGGTCGTAATCGCATCCTTTGACCTACAACTCCCTACTTCTTATACAAAAGCTCTTGCTCAGCCTTCCATTTGCGTAAGCTCTCCATACGCCCTTCAAACTGCCACAGACAGCCTGTATTGGCTACATAACCCTCAGCTAGCGACCCAACCGTAGAACCTGCTTCAGCTGGCTTACAGGGGCTTAGAAGAAGGTTATTTGGAGGACTTACTAATACCACTTCCTTTGTAGGCTGATTCGAGCTGCAACCGAAGATCGTCAGAAAGCTCAACATCAGAGCCATCAGACTGACACGCTTGATTTGAACCATTTGCTTTCTTCTTTAAAATATTGTTAGACGATTTAAGCTGAGCAATAGTCTTGTTGAGCTGAGTGACCTGGTCTTGGATAGCTTGTTGCTTCACATTATCTTCCGCTGAAATCTTCGAGTTTGAATCGAGAGTTGCTTGAAGCCTCTGCTTGTCTTCTTCACCCTGTCTAACCTGCCTAGAAAGCTCTGCATTCACTTCCTTAAGCTGCCCTACTGTTTCCACAGAGTTCTTGTAAAGAATCCCCACAGAAGCCAGTAAGACGGTTAAAACAAGGATTAAGATAAGCTTCCAGTTAGCTAGGAGAGTTACCATCGCCTGTCTCCTTTGGAACATCACCATCCCAAAATTTACGCTGCTTAATCATCCGTGCAAGAGCTGCTGAAGCATTTAGGATAAACATCATCCATCCATATTGTCCAACAGTCAAGACAGGCTGCAAGAATCCAACGTAGGGAAGGATCACAGTAATGAAGGTCAACACTACAGATGAGACGTTTATCCAAAAACTATAAGTCTTTAGGACCTTACGCCAATTTGGCACCACACTTATTTTACCAGGAAGTGGAATAGTAGCCTCAACTTCGGTATTCTTGTTTAAAGGTTCTTCTGCCATATCAAATACCTAAAGCTTTCTTAGCCACAACTAGACGTTGCTTACGATCATCCAGACCATTAGTCCCGCCATTAATCTTCTTAGTGATAGCAAGCATATCATCTTTATCAGCTAAGATATTCAGACCATTCTCTTCCCAGTACCATCCAGCCGCCAAAGCTGCAATAAGATTATCTTCAGCTACGCGTTCAGGACGATTAACCAAATCAAAGTTCAAAGCTTTATTTGCTTTGACAAAGTTAGCACGACCTGTTAGCTGAATCAATCCTGCACCACGATATTTCCAACCATCTCCAGCTTGACTGTTGCCTAGATTCTTCAAGCCCCAATCACCACCATAGACAGCGTTGGCGATCATCTCTTGATTAGCCGGTTGCTTGTCAGTTCTACCATACCTCTTGGCGTCAGCTTCTGAGATACGAGCACGAGAGAAATTCTTTAGCAAGCCCTCAACAGAGTAGTTTAGATTCTCTCTCAAAGATTTAAAACCGTTAGACTCATGGCCTACTTGTGCAATAAAGTGAGCTTGACGAAGTGGGGTGTCAATTCTATATTCAAGGAAAGTCCGATTTAATGGGCTAATCCACACCGCAGCTAAGTCTTCAGAGATATTGGCTGCCTTTACTAACTCTTGTAAAGTCATAACACTCTCCTAAAGAAAAGCACAATCCATGTGCTTGTATATCTAAAAACTACTCTGAAGGTTCTTCAGGAGTTTCTGGTTCTTCTGGCGGCTGTTCAGAGGGTCTAACACGAGGCCATTCACCTTGCCAGCCGGGGGTTATAGGGCTCGTGCAGTCAGGGCTAGTGTACCCATCTTTATCCCAAACATAACCACTGGAATCAGTCCAAGTGCCATCTTCATTTTCAGTCCAACCTGCCCAAACCCAAGGAGGAACATATTTGGCATCTTTCTGCCAACCTAAATAAATTGAGTCTTCAATTGTCCACTCATCAAGTAGTTGAGAGACTGACCAGCAATAATTACCTTGCATAATGCAGACATTTTTCATATTATCACCACTCTACTACGACTAGACCTGTTCCCCCTAGACCAGCGGAATTACTTGTTCCACCTGTACCTACGGTAATACTGTATACAGTTCCAGGATTAACAGCAAAGACACCGTAGGCAAAACCACCACCACCGCCACCGCCTGAACCGGCGTTGCCTGCACTATTGCCCCGGCCACCACCGCCGCCACCAATACCGCCATTACCTACAGATACTTGGAAACCGCCGCCACCGCCGCCACCAATACCGCCATTACCTCTGCCAGAAGCAGTGGCAGAGCCGCCACCGCCACCTACACCGCCTTGCATGAAAGGCCCGCCGCCGCCTCCGGGAAAAGCATCAAAAGGAAAACGAGACAGCGAGCCGGGTGGGGATGCACCTTGTCCGGTGTAGGTGTTACCTGCAACATCAGGCGCTCCGAGTGTAGAAGAGGGTATTCCATAAGGAGAGCCGCCGCCTCCAGAATTTACCCCTGGTCCACCACCTACACCGCCACCTGAGCCACCTAAACTAGCAGATAAACCACCTCCGCCAATACCCCCTGTGCCGATCTGGGAGCCTGCGCCGCCACCACCGCCTCCTGCAATGTTGCTGGTTGGAGTAGTTACGGTTGATCCTCCAGCACCGCCAGCAGCCTGAAAGTCTCCTCCAGAACCTAGGCCTCCAGCACCTCCGTTATTTAAAACCCCGCCAAGGCCGCCAGAAGCAGTAATTAAATTGCCAAAGCTGGAATTACCACCGGGGCCTCCCGATGAGTTATTATCGTTACATCCGCCGCCGCCTGCGCCTATGACCCTGACCCTGATCTGGGTAACCCCCGGTGGTACAGTAAAAGAGCTACTAGATACCCACCATTGGTATTGACCACGGCCAAAGATACCTAATTGACCTGCCGCATAACCAAGGCTAATTGTGGTCGCGGAAACAAGTGTCCTTACATCTGAGTTACTAATATATCTTCCCATTAAATTAAACTCTCCTCGTACCCGTTAACTCTTACTGTTATAGCATTTGCATTCCCAGCCCAAACAACAATCTTTTCACCAGAAGAACACACTATTGCTGTTCTTTCAAGAACACCATTTACGCCTGGTATATTTACATTGTATTCAATATATTCCGAGGGTAGTGGATTATTATTTGACTGAGTTGTGATAGCCAGCCTGATAGGCACAGCAAGACCAGTGTTATTTACAAAGCTTACATTTAAAGTTGAATAGTAGCCTGAAGGCACTGTATAAATTAAAGTGTTACTTCCGGCTTGAGCAATTAAAGCTCTTGCTAATCTTCCGCTAGCCATCAATTAGTCCTCATATCCGTGAATCCTTACAGAAGCATTTGAGGTACTTGACTGAACGTAGATTGTCTCACCTGCTGTCAACAAAATACCCTCACGCTCCAATACACCACCATTAGCTGCAATTGTGCAATTACTTTCTAAAAGTCTGTCTAATGATATATTAGAGCCGTCGGATATATAAGCAGTAAAATTTAAATCTTGAATACCCATGTTTACGACACAAATATTTACACAAGAAAGTAAACCGTTTGGAACTGTATAGACTAGAGTATTAACATTAGGAGAAGGGTTAGAAACACCTAAACGTCCAGTTGCCATCAAAATTGCCCCGCAAAATATAATTTGCTTCTAATTTTAGAAGCAGCTCCTACATCATCTGGAGTTGCAAAAGCTTTAGACCAAGTTGCTGTAGTATCACCCACCGGGTTTACATTAATATTGGTTTTTAAAGCTTTATACGCAATTCCATTAATTTGAGTTAAAGACTTATTAGCTTGAAATTCTGTAACACTGTCCCACTCAGGAATGCCATGCTGGTTTAAGTACGCATTAAATTGGTCTTGACGTTTATCGATAAAATTAAAATCTTGTAAAGTAGGAACCTCAACTTCCCAACCTGTTTTAATTTTATTATTATCAAAACCAGGCGTTGAACTTGGATCGGATACAGCGCTACTATCAGCAGCCCATATCAAGTTTACATTATAAGGCTTGCTGATTTCAGCCATTAAATTCTCTCCGCAAAATATCCACCACCTACGGATGGGTCAGTGCGACTACCAAAACCTTTGGCGCCTTTGACTTCTCTAAAGGCAAAGAAATCTTCTTGTTGATAAGAAACATAAGATTCAAATCTAACGCCAAGGGGGCGAGGTAGAAGTCCATCCAAATAGTTACGTGTGTAATAACCTTTAATCAACACCTTCTCAAGCTCAGACAATCGTCTACCTAAGTAGATTTGAGCGCTAGCATTACCCTCTTTAATACGGGTCTCTACTTGCCTTCCACCAATCTCACTCAAGATGAACGACGCTGCTGAGATTACATCTTCAGGAGTTGCAACACTGATATTCTTACGAATACGACTCTTGATCACAACTCGATAAGTTGCATCGTCAAGAGTAATGTTACCTGAAGGATTCCCTGCTGTTACAAAACTCTTAGAAGCAATATTCCTATCTTGACCTACTATATTACCAAGCAAGTCAAGTTGAGCACCAACGGCAGTATCAATACTTCTAAGTTGCATCAAATCTTTGAAGACAAGCTCAATCTCATACAAGCCTTGAATCAATAGTTGCATGTATTTATCAAATACAGTGGCGTCTTTAAATTGTTCAGTTACACGAGTTCGAGCTGTTTCAATATGCTCTTCCACATTAAAGGGATTAATAGCCATAACCCCTCCTTATTGAGTGGATGAGATGATAATATTGGCAGAAGATAGAGATGCAATCTGAGTGAATGAGATTGGAATGTTCTGCATCTGTGTTGGGTTTGGTGAAGTTCCAATAGTTAAGCTGTTAATCTGATGACCTGGAACAGAGTTGATAGGCGTATACAGACGTGAATAAATCACACTGTCTCCAATACCGAAGTTGGCATCAAAGTAGTCAATCAGTGCCTGCCTGACCATAGCATCACCATTACTTGGATACTGTGGAAATTTGGTAAGGTTGACATTGATATAGATCGGAACTTGCACAGGTCGCTGGAAATTGACCGTATGGGGATTACCTTGACTATCTAGAATTTGATAGGAAGTGTTTCCGAAGGTTCTGATTCCAGCAGGTTTGTTATTCCAAATAGCCTGAGCAATATCTGAGTCAACACCCCCAAGAACCAAGCTCATAAAACTATGACCGGGGATACCACTTGCGTCCACTGTATCCATCACGTTCTCGTAAATTACAACCTCTTCTACGTTATCTAATGCCTCAAGAGAGGAGTAGAGAGATTCGATGATGTTAGATGCACGAGATGCTTTACTTGAACGGAATCGTTCACGAAGCTCGCTATCACTTTCTTGATTCGATCCTGATACAGCATTGTATGGGTTAGTAACGCTGTCCCAATTAAGCACAGGAGTTAGAATATTGGTGATTGAACCAGATTCTTCACTAATAGGCCCAGTAGTCTCAGCTACAAGGTAGGTAAGATTTGATGCTTTAGCAATACCAAGATTGGAGCTAACAGTAAAATTTGAAAGTGAAGATGAATCTTTCTTGTTTACATACAAGATATTGTTATTGATTACAGCAACAAGAGACGGTTGATTGGCGTCAATAAAAGTCTTTAGACCTGCCAATATCGATGACTGTGTTGCTCCTGCACCCGACGTATAACTAGAAGTTGAGCTAGTAGAACTGTCTGTGTAGGTTACAGTATAACTCGAAGCATCACTAACTGTCAAGACGGATACGCCAATTCCGTTAGCTGAAATTGGGGAAAAGGTTACTGGCGTAGAGAGGTTGTAGACAGTGTTGCTAGTGGTAGATTGAATATCCACCGAGGTAGGAACAGTTACACCTACAGAACCTGTTAGCAAACCTAATGCAGTCGTTGAGGTTGCATCTTTACGGACCAAGCCAGACAGAGCTACAAGGTTATCTAGTGCGATACCTGTGGCAGATGCAGGGTCAAATGCAGAATAAACCTGTTGAGCAGCTTCCCATAGGTCCGCCTGAGCAGGCAAAGATAGTGCAATCAAGCGACCAAGAGCCGATGAAGAGGAGGTGTCTACCGTGTCACCGACTGCAACCCTGTCCTGAAACAACTTGATTGCCAGGGCTACTTGATCTGTTTGAAGATCAGGCATCCTTTTTAAATTAAAGCCACTTTCTGTCAAGCCAAAATCTTCTGCCATAAAATCACCTATAAAACAATATTAACAGGGATAGCGGAAGCTTGACCTTCAGCAGTTTTAACACTAAAAACTAAAGAGAAAGTTCTAGTTGCTTTGTCCCATGAACTATTAAAATCTAATATCTCAAGAACTCCAAATTCGGAAAGAATCTGTTCTCGAATAATATTATCTACTGTGGTTTTGGTTTTCTGTTTACCGAATATCCTTTGAAAATAAGGTACTCCGTATGATGTGTCGAAAAACCATTCCCCTAAAAACGTTTTTAATCTGATCTGTAGTCTTTGTTTGACTACATCTGGTGCAGTGTATGTTGTGGGGCAAGCACCATTAATAAATACAATATCTCCATCACTTCCTAGTAGTAAATCCATATGTCACCCTGCATTCGGAGGAAGAGTTGGTTGTTCAGTATCACCACCACCATCTGGTAGCTGATTATGAGTGTGGGTATGCAATGTGACCCCATTAGATATGATAGCTCCGCCACCATGGATTATTGTACCATTCCACATGGTAGTAGGAATATCCACAATACCTTGATTTGCATGAACTTCTACAGTCATATCGGTGCTAATCTTAAGACTGCCTGATTCGGTAAGTCTTAACTCTACTTCACTGCCTGTACCTAAATTATGAGCTACAACTAAATCTCTTGTAGAGTGAGGCCACTTACGATTAGCTGGATTGTTCACCGAACGAGATGTTGGCATAGGGCAAGGAATGGCAAAGCAGTCTTGTGCGGAGTGCATTCGGTAGTCTGTAGGAGTGCTTGGATAACCATTACCAGACTTCCAAGAGTCTAAACCCCTCTGAGAGAAAATCAGCAAAACAGGGTCGCCAGGATTCAGAGGAAAAGTAATTGCCGAAGTAGAAGAGCACGGGAACACCACAGGAACGTTAAGGATCGTCGATCTCTCGGTGGTAGTACCATCGTAGTTCTTGAAGTTGATCGATGGTTGTACGTCAATTTGAGAGCCTTGTAGATCACTTATCACACGGATCACGATTGCTGGGATAGCGGTATTCATCTGCTCTAGGTGCCAATTGACAGCAGATGTTGTGGCTTCTTCAAAAGAAGGACTTCTTGCCATTATTTTCTCCTAACTTGTTGACAGCCAGGAGAACCTAGCGTACAATGGTTAATACATTTTGAAAGTCTAACGGAAACGACATTCTTTCAAATCGGTCATATTGGACGGTAAGCCTCTTGTTATAGGGAGGTAGACGGGGGCGATATGGCTTAAAGGTCTACCACGCAAACCAAAGACCAACTGAGTGACGACTGAACAGGGTATGACCCGAAACACCGGGGAAGGCAGTCAAAGCTATAGCTGTGAATTAGTCTATAGCACCCAGGCGTTATTGCGAGCCGTCTTTAAACGCAGCCTTCTGGCAATATCTAACATATCAAGTGGCAAGGGTCTTAGGACTTAACGGCTATATGTTGGAGAATAGGGGTAATCAAACCAAGTACTCTTCTAGGGGCTAGATAGCTAGCTTATGGAGGGTATGGGTTTCTTTACCCAAAATTCTTCAAAATCAGTGGCAAGTGTAAATCTAATACCTATTAAACCTTAATCTTCTCACTGCAATTTACTTCTACATCCCAAGCTTGACCTCGGAAGTCGCCGGAAAACCTAACTTCGTCGACTTTCCACCATCCGTCAAGAGTATCACCTTGTTCCAATTTAATAATCTGTCCTGGGATAATCTCAGCAGTTAGAAAACATTTAAATTGGATACCCCTCTTTTTCACAGGGTCCTTCTTACTCCTTGTGATGTCTCCGCCAATCTTATATGCTAGATCTTTCAAACCAGACTCAGGACTAATGATAAATGCTTGTCCGTAGTTCTCCGAGACGGTTCCTGCCTTGTCATTAACATACAAAACATCACCATCAATCCTATACTCTGTCTGAGTAGCTTCAGATAACTGAGAAAGTATTTGCTTTGGTGTACCTTGCAGTGGATACCCATTAATCACTTGAGAGTTAAGGTTAGTCCCCGCATAAACACCGCGTACCACGTTAGGTAGGGATTTACGAATCTCTTCGTACACATCTTTATAACTACGCCCTGGTGCTACAAGCTGACTCAAGACCTGATGATTGAGATCAGTGTATGCCGATCCCATAACTATCTGAGTAACAATATCAACACCCTGTTTGCGCGTTGTAACTCTATTAACCTGACCAGCAAACAACCTTTTGATTGAAGTGTTGTAATAGCCAGCAGAGAACGAAGCTGCAATATATTCACTGTCCAATACAGCTAACTGTTCATCAGAAAGGTTGTATACTTCAATAGATGCCGAGTCATTCTTTTTCTTGTTGTCAGAGGTCTTTGTGATATCAAATGTTATCTGATTCTCTGTAATATCTAAGGCGTTGTTAGGATCGTTTTTATAATCCCCTACTATCAACTGATAGCCTCTATTCTTATATAGGTAGTCCAAAGCCATTAAAACGTCTCCTAGAGGAAAATAGAGGCATTACAGAGTGTGTTATTGATATACGTAAGAGAAGGTATAGTACTGGGCAATCTTATCTGGGTATAAAAGATAAGGATCAACAATCTTATATGCTGGGATGGGCACCAACCTAAAGAATCCGGTTAGCTCTGATTTTAAATAATCCAAGGTAATAGGATACTCAGGAATTAAAGCCAACCCTTGGAATATAGGCGTCTGGTTTTCTTCAAATACAGAAAAATACCAAAGCTGTGTTCTCTCTACATAGTAAACTCTAATTACATAGCTTTGACTTTGCAAAGAGACGCTATAGCTATAATCAGCATCATCATACAAAGGGAGATCAACCTGATTATAAATTGCCAAGATTACCTCCCGTACACTTTACGTGCTGGATCAATATCTTCATCGTTAGCAGTATCTTTAGTTGACACTGTCGAGTCTGCCACACCCTTCTTCTGAGTAGTTGTAGCCTTCTTTTTCATAGAGCCGACAATATCTTTAGGGATTGCAGTTCTCTTTTGAGATACGAACTTTACTTTTTCAAACTTCATATCAACTAGCAAAGCATCGCCGCTGCTTTCATCCTCTTTTATGCTAAACTCAGTAAGAACTAGATCATTTTTGATTTTAGTAAGAGAGGTTCCAAGAAATTCATATAACTGAACTACTCTAATATAAGTTTCAAACTTAGAAGTAGATTCGTTAAACTTTACACTTGAAGTAATTGTCTCCAAGGCTTGTTCAACGAAATCTTTATAGTTTGTTTTTAAGATATTAGAGGCAAGTGAAGCCGTTGGCGCAGACTTTGGCAGATACTGACTAATACTCGCGGGAAGATAGTTTACTAAAGAGGATGCAGACTGAGTGACAATTACTTCACCAGTCTGAGGATTAGCATTATTTGCTTTATTGCCGCTAACATCTACAATTAGGTTTGACTCAGGGGAAATATCAGCAAAAGAGACAATCGCAGAAATACTGATCTCTGGATTGTCTCTAATAAAGTGGTCACTCACATACGTGCCGCCGCTTATTGGATGCTTAGTTACTTGACCCCTGGTGCTTCTGCTGTATACACTTACTACATCAAAGTAAATAAACCCTGATTCAATGGAAGTATCAGCATCATCACCATATTTAAGTGCTAGTGTCATATTACCTTCCTGTTGAGGGCCATTGAATCATACCATTTGCCCACTGATCATCAATCTCAGCCCTTAGTTGAGCAGCCAAAGCTTCAGCTTGTGAAGCAACATCCATCTGAGCAGCAACAAGAGGATCAATCTGAATTGTAATGTTGAATGCCTGATTAAGCTCATTTGAAACAGCGGCTTCATTACCAGTCTGAAGATATTGATTCATCAGGTCTTGACGTTGTTGTTCAACCTGTTCTTTACTTTGGAATCCAGTAACAGCACCAGCAACGGGCCCATTAAGACCAAGAATAGCTGCATTCTTTAGGTTTCCAATAGCATCGCTCCAACGACCTTCTGAAACAGCAGTCATGGCGTCAATAAGCTGACCAAACGTAGCGGAGATAGTAACAAGTCTGTCAATAAAGAATTGAAGGAAACCTTTCTTAGCTCCACCATCAAAAGCTTCCTGAAGCGCTAATCCAAGCTTACCTGCTAGATCAATGAGCTGCCCTAACTGAGTCTTAGTGTTTTCAAACAGAGCAAATACGCCGGTGAACATTTCAGGACTAGCTTTAAACCAATCACCTACCAGACTATCTTTACCTTGCTTGAATCTTTGATAAGATTGGAATAAAACAGCAAAGTTAGAGGCAATAGTGAAGAGTCTGGTGAATGGGAACATCAAGCCAATAATTGTGCCAGAAAGTGCTAGGAATTGATTATTACTTAATCCAGTAGCTGAGGTGAGATTGGAAAGAGCGTTTGATACTAAGTTAGTAACTATATTGTTTAGAGCTTCAAATTGAATCGTTAGTCGATTAAAGACGTTGGCGAACGCTTCTACCATTGGTTTAGAACGAGCGAGACCATCTGCTAGAGTCTTGAATATCCTTGCGTAGCCCTCTTCAACTCCAGCCTGTGAGGCAATAAGGGCATTTAGACTTAGGCCATTTTGAAACCTGGCTTGTTCTGCTTGTGATGCCTTAGACGCCGCTGATAACCCCGGCGCTGCTCTTTCCTGAGCAACCTGAGCAGCGTAAGTTAGAATATCACCCTTTACCTTCCTATCTTTCATTGCCTTCAGAAGCTCAGGGATAGAAGCTGTACCTTTTACACCAAGATCACCACCCGTTTGACGGCGGAAGGCTTCAGCAAAAATAGCCACGCCACCAGGAAGTGCTTCTGCAATTTGACCTGTCAATTCTTCTGACATCAACTGGTCTTTACCAGCTACCTGAGAAATTGCCCTGAATAGCCTATTCTGCCGAGTATTGTCAAGTTTATTAACTCGGGCAAGCTCTGAGAATCCTTGGAAAACATCTTGTCCTTGTTTAACTGACATGCCAGCGCCGGTAAGACCAGAAATTACACTGTTGTAATCCCCTACAGCATTTAACCAGTTAAAACCAACTCTATTACCTTGATCCTGAAGCCACTTGAAGGCATCGGAGCCGTCTGTTGCAGAGCCACCTGCTTGTTGAACAGTTGCAGAAGTCTGTAGCTGAGCAGCAACCACTTGTTGGTTTCTTTCGTTCAATCCAGCCAAACCATAACCACCAGCAGCAATTGCAGTTGCGGGTAGCCAAAATCTTGATACTAAGCCGCCCGCCACACCTGCACCGACGTGGGAAGCGCTAATACCGCCAGCCCCGCTGTGACCACTTGAACTAGCTTTTACATTTACGTTAGCTCTTTTCTCAGCCACACGCATTGCTTGTTCAATCGAAGCAGTTAGACGATTGGTGTCTACTCTGAAGTTTTCAAATTTGAATACACTTGAACGGCTAACAGTATCAAGGGCAGTTTGAAGTACAGTTTGAAGCTTTCTGAAATTTACAAAAAATCTTTCGAGCTTTACTTCAGCAGCAGGTTTCCGAGAGAAAAGAAGGATTCGATCTTCAATGACTTTAAGAAATCTGTCTACATCTCTTATTGAGCCTCTGTCAGTTTTTACACCTAGTGTGGCCCAATAGCTAGCAATCTCTGTGCCTGCCATTATTTACGACCCTTATTTTCTCTTTCTTGTTTTGCTTTGATTTCTGCCTTTTCTTTGGCAGAGTCTTTAGATGCTTCTAAGATATCAATGTATTCACAAAAATCTAGAAGGTCTGTCAAGCTATAAATTGTACGCAAGTCATTTAGAGAGCAGAGCTTTGATTCGTGCATAAGCACTTTGTAGAAAAGAGGATTACCTTTAAAAGTATCTACAATATCTTTATCTATTTTGCTCTGCTGTTCATTTGACTTTTTTACTTCTCGTTTGTATCGCTTTCGGTAAAATTTTCATCGAAGTTATACTTCAATACCTCCTCAAACAGCTTCATAAGGTGAGCATATTTACCAGAGAAGTGATCATTAAACTTAGCAGCACTAAATTCGACGGAACCGATTGCTACACCTTTACAAATAACTTCTTTCATAGTCGCAGCATCGGGCATTTTACCTAGCCCGGCAAACTCTGCAAGCTTAGACTGAAGGTCCCAACCGAAATCAGCAGGGAATTTGGTGACAAGATAATCTTGTCCATCTACATTGATAGTGGTTTGTTGACGAGCCATAAAATCTCCTAAATTTTATGTTAAGAAAAGAAATCTGATATATTACGAATAGCAGAGTCGAAAAGATTAGTAGATGGAGATGAAGCTCCACCAACAAAATAATTTTCAGTGGTCAAACACTGAATGGTCCAGCTTCTTGCTTGAATGCTTGAATCAAAGGTGGTCTCAGCATAGTCTACAACATATGCTTGGGTACTGCTAAATAGACTTGAACCTGAGTAATCTTGAAGCATTATCTCGCAGCGACCAGTAGCACTCTCAATGTCCTGAGTCACAATTGAAGAGAACACATCATTCCAGTCACTGATCTGAGGTAAAGATATTGTTAAAGTGGCGCTTGTATCATAGCTGCGAATTCGGGTATGCTTACCTCTAATTCCCTTTTTCACAGTGAACGGGGGTGAATCTCTTTTTATGGAAATTGAATTCCAACCGACAATAGTGGCTCCGCCTAGACTGAACATTACATCAGCAGGGTTAAAAGTCTTAACATCAAAAGACATTTAGAATACCCCGCTTAGAATAGGCAGTGCAGATGTAACTGTATTTAGAATATCTTCCTCAAGAGACGCTTTTCCGTCATTGCCGCCGTAGTTAATTAGACCTTGTGAACTTCTAATAGTCCACTCAAGTGCCTCAACATCATCAGCAAAAACAAGGCTTGGTTCCGCCTCAATCCAAGACGATGTTGAATAGAAGAAACTACTACCAGAGTTATCTTTAATGAACAGGGGGAAAATACCTTTTTGAGTGATAACATCGGCTTTTAAAAGCTTATCAAACCAACCATTGCTTTCACTACTTGAAGCAAGAGTTATCTTTACCGTGAAAGTGTTATCATTCTGAAAGGTTCGATAAACTTGACCATCTGTACTTTTGGAAGTGGTGTAGTACGGAGTGTCTTTAGCGACGCTGACAAAGGTTCCTTCAGCAACTCCTGTGATCGGCAATACTCCAGCCAGAAGAATGCTTACAGCCGAAGGGTCATACATTTTTACGGCCATAAATTCTCCTAAGAGAAAGGGGGAGAGATTCCCCCATCCTTATCAAGCATTAGTAATAAAGCTATCTTCAATTTCACCACCAAATGCACGAATCACATTTGCTGTGGATTGATTGACCTTACCATTACCGGCAATATGATCTTCAAGATAGTTAACTTGAAGTACCCATTCACGGGTATTCATTGCATTGCCGTACATTACCTCTGGTTTAACACTGACCCAAGCCTCTGAGGCATAGTGGACGGAACGACCAGCAGCATCTTTAATAGTCAGAGAGAATAGTGTGTCACTAGTACGACCATCAACATCACGCTCATACAGCGCATCTAGCACATCGTTGCTGTTAGAGGTTTGCTGTAGAGGGATGCGAATGTTTGACTTCAAGTGATTAGGGTTGTAGATACGGGTTGTATCACCATAGGCGCCGTTATAGTTGGACCACGGGTCATTCTGACGCTCAATAGAGATGATAGTTTCTTCGCTAACGCCAGTGATAACGTGTGAGTATTGCTGACCATCTACAGTAGCCTGAATAATCACAGATACTTGAGTAGGATCATAACTCTTAGTTTGTTCGTATTCTGCCATTTTTATTTATTACCTTTAATCTGTTTAATTAAGAAGGATCGAAATACTCGAAACCTTCAACTTTCTTTTTCAATCTCTTCTCAATTTGAGATTTGGTAAAGTTGGTCTGCCTTACTGCGTCCGATATAGAATCAAAGTATTCTCCTTGAATCAATACCGCCCTAGCTCTGGGGTGATCCTTACCTTTTACTCCAAACATGGGATTATTTTCTGATAGTTTTACTGAGGACCTTCTAGTCTCTGCCTCGGTAGAACCTCTAAACAACCTCATCTTAAGACTTTCTAGAGAAACGTTTAAAGACTTTGAAGCTTGCAGGAGATTAGGGAACCAAAAACCACCTACGTACTGAGCTATGTCTTTAACGGCGTCTTTTCTAAAAATCTCGCATTCTCCTAACCTACCTAAAGACTGCCTTTCATAGAAAGTTTTAGTATTTATAGATAGACTCTTCACAGCAGTTCTTGTATTAGGAAACCAAAACCCTGAAGCATAAACCGCTTTATCATCTGATCTGGTTTGAATTAAATAACCGCTACCGCCTTCATCACCACCAGGTCTTATATTGTAACCAAAAGGTACTGATGATTTGTATAGAAGAATGGCTTTTATTTCCAGTTCAGATATGTACTTCCTAGAACCTTTGCAGAGTATTTCAAAAGAAAAATTTTCTTTCCCGTACTTTTTAATGGCTTTCGCAACTAGGCTTTTTGGCTTTTTACATGAAAAGTGTTCAGATTTGCGAATTGTAGGGTTAGACGTCAGACCTATATAAACTTTCCCGTTAACCTTATTGATTATTTTGTAGAGGTAGCAGACCACAATATTACTCCAATAAAATTGGTATTTTAACCTACTACCTATATAGCTGTCAACTATTGAGTCGTATCGGTTGTTACGACGCCTTGGATGACGGTTTGATGGATTGCGCCTGCTAGAACTGCACGGAATTTAAAGTCACCAGCGATACGACCATTACGGCGGCTAGCTGGAATATCACTAAGACGGGGAGAAGTTACTGTATAAGAAGAGTAGCCACCATTGGCAACGCCTTGGGAGAGTACAGAACGCATCTGAGCTTCAACCATGGCAATACCGGCGTTAGTAAAAGGTACTTTGGCTTGGTTGATCATCATGCCGAATACAGATTCTTTCATTCGAGCTTCGGTCCAAGCAACAAGAATAATTTCGTCAATCCAACGACCAGAAGCCATCTTACCATCTTCAGTGATGGATACTCCGCCAACTGAGATGTAGAAGTTAATATTCTTAGTACGTAGATTGGCAATTTGAGTTCCAGTAAGCTTATCTACAGTTACACCGTCTAGGCTTTTGAACTTCCAAGTGTTAGAGCCAGGTACATAAGTAAGCTGACTACCAGCCCAAGCAGCTTCTGGGAATTGGCTATCAGCGTTGGCTGAGTAGATTACAGCAGTCTGATCATAACCAAGAGCTTTTAGTTGGCTGCCCACATCAGTAGTAGCCGTAGTAAGAGCATCGGCAGCTTGAGTTGAAGTGATATACACTTTAGAGTCAGCTTCTACAACAGCAGCCAGGAGCAGTTGCTGAGCAGGTACATGGGTCTCAGCGAGAACACCAAACCACTCATCATTCTCTTGTTTAATGGCATTGTATGCAGTAGTGTAATCTTCAGCAGTAAGCTTACGACCAACTACTAGCTGAGCTGGTTTTTGATTTTGACCAAAAACCTTTTGAGCCATAATGTAGACATTGGAGCTTGCGGCGAAATCAGAAGCAACATCAGCAGCACTGCCATAAGTACGAGTACGGCTGTCAGTGAAGTTGTTGAATTCAGCAATAATTAGCGGGATGTTAAAGTTAGCAGTTTGTACTGTGGTGGTTTCCGCAGTGATGCTAACTGAAACAATATTTTCTAGCTCTGCCATAGGTTATTTCCTATTGTGGGATTGTAATTTCTTCGCCCGTATCTTTATCCACAAGGATAATCTTTTCGATTGGGTCGATCATTTGTTTTTGTGTATAAGCGAAAGATAGGGTGAGGTCTTGATTAAATCCCATAACCCATTGTGTATCTCTTTTTTGTGGAGCAGAACGTAAAGAAGATTTACGCATAATTGAGAGTTTGTTTTTATCCCAAATCTCCCAAAAATAGGGATTACTTGTAGCTTGATTTAATCTTAGAGCTAAGTCTTGAGCTTGAGAGCCACGAAAGTTTACTTGGACGGTCGCTTCATATTGTGAAGATAGAAGAATTGAATAATTACCGCTTGCATCTATTGGTTCAACATTTGTTGAATATTCTTCTCTACCAACTTGATCCATTTCTAGGATATAAAGACCAATGTAGGAATCTTCAGGCTCAAGATTATCTAAATACATCCAAACAATTTCATTATCTGGAAAGATAGGTTTCAAACTGTCGTAAATTGAATCTTGGAGATCAGTAAAAATGCTCATCTAATCTCCTAATTAGCAGAAATAATTTCACGAGATGCAATAGCGTGCGTTTGATCCAAAATACCCATTCGATAACTGCGAACACGCATTACCTTGTAACGTTGACCTGCATACACAACTTCATCTGCTTGATGACTATCAGCGCCTTCACGAGCAGTACGAATCAAGTCAGGAGTAGCCATATAGAGTGTAATTGACTCTCTTGTCCTATCTGCTTCAGGTAAAAGTTGAAGGTCTTTAGGAGTTGATGGTTGTACATTTGCCTGAATAGTAAATTCAATCTCAGGACCAGGAACAGGACGACCTTTTACAACAATAGGTTTACCTTCTCGGAACACCTGAACTGGAATAGTTTTAGTTAGAGTGAAGCTTGGTAAACTCATTATCTGCCCTCCACTTTAACTTGAATGTTGTCTCTTAGTTCGCCAGTCTCAATCAATGGATTATTAAATCCTTTCTCAGCCACTGTACGAGGTGCGTTAGGAGGACTGGACCATTCGTTCATGATCTTCTTTAACATCGCTACAAACGCAGGAGAAGCTGTTTTAACAGCACTCAAAGCTGACTTACCTGCTGTCACTGACCGGATCATTAAAGCAAAGGCTTTAGTATCCGTTTTCAACTCTTGTTTGAGACCTACACGCATGAATGGTCGAGGAGGAATTTTCTCACTTCCTTCCTCTTGCAATGCTGCGATATATGCGTGAGGCAGGTTATCGTTTTCTGAACCATAGTGAGTATCGAACCAGCCTAGCTTCATCTTGATATTGTCAAGTTGCTGTAATTCTTTCTTGAGCTTATTCCACTTCTTGGTATCAACTGTAAGTGTAATCATAATGGAACCACAACCCATCGAGGTAGCTCAGGCATCCCATATTGAAACTTGTGCAGACAGTTGAATACACCACAATCAGTTTTAGGAATGTTTGCTCTATTAACTGACAAATCCATATCATTGGCCAGAACATCACACCGATCAATCCCGGCTGCATATGGCATCAGACTACCAAGACCAAGCATAGGGTTGCTATCAAAGCTTCCTAGGAGTAGCTTGTACCAATCAATGGCGTTGCTCCAGACTTCAATATCACCAGTAGTCTCACGGTAGATTGCTTTATTCTTAGCCAAATCTCCTATAATTGCATACAACGCCAAGATTGATGCTTGGCGTACAGAATTGCCAGACATATCAAGGAAATATTGAATGTCTTCATCGGAGAAGGTGTAGGGTTCAGTGCGATCAGAAATGAAGAGGCGTACAGCCTGGATGTTAGATAGAGCCATATTCACCGCCTCTTATGAATTATTAACCCTTGAGGGCCTGTAGAATTTCATTTAGTTTAGCAGCTACATCCTTGACGGTTAGCTTGCTGTCAGTGTCTAGCGCTTCAACATCTTTGAATTTAGCGAATGATTCATCGCCAGCTTTAGGAACACGGACTTTACCGAGTTGTTCGTAAAGACTGTCAACTTGTGCTTGGGTGCTAAGGAAGCGACCTTCAGGCTTCTTGATGTTCATTACAAACCTCTTTAGAATTTGGGAATGGGAAGGGGACCGAAGTCCCCATATCCCGAGCTAGCAATTAAGCCAGGTGTAGGCGGATGATCGCTTGTGGCCGAAGAACAGCGTTTAGCATGTTGGATTCAGACATGATTTCAATCTTATCCATCTTGCTAGACATTTCTTCGAAGTAGTACTGGGACTGACCAACAGTGTTAACAGTGTCAAACCGTAGCGCAGGAGCGAAGTAGGTTTGGAACATGTCTTGTACGCCTAGGGGGAAGGCATACGCATCGCCAGCAGGAATGAAGCGCTGGACAATACCGTTCTGATCAGTGTAAGTACCACGGTACTCAATGAAGCTAACACCACCGAAGTTGAACACTTGATAACGAGCATCAAGAGGCATACCCTGAACACCAAGACGGGTGGTGAGTGGGTCTTGCTCACGACGGTAGTACTTGTACACTTCAGTGATATAGGGGTTGGTGATTAGGGCTTGGAAGTACTCAGGAGAGCACACAACCACGAAATCACTAACAACTTGGCCATTGAGTAGACCATCTTGAACACCAGAAATGATCTGACCAGTGTAGCTCAGAGGATCAACGTTGCTGTTAGCTAGGTCAGTGGTGATCTCGGTGCGGGTAACACCAAACTCGTTGTAGTAGTTTACAGTAGGGCCGTAAGCACGAGCTAGGGTGCCGGAAGGAGCATACACAGTACCAGAGGTGATGATCTGCATACGAGCGACTTCTGCTAGTTGAGCATAGCGACGACGTAGGGTATCCATCTTACGAGCACGGACGTTAGCAGCAGACTCCAGGTCTAGGTTCTGAGCAAAGTTTTCCCAAGAAATAATACCCTGTAGATCACGAGGCAGAATAGCAGTGTCTAGTGGGAAGTGGGGGATTGGGAAGGTGTAGATACCACGGCTGGTAGGCTTGATGGTGCTGTTACGCTCATCCCAGTTACGATCAACTGGTAGACCATCAACTTCAGTCATGGAACTTACAGCGACGGTATCCTGGGTAACACCCTGCTCATTGAAAAGACCCATGGAGTTGATAAGACCCCACTGGTTAGGAATGGTAACTAGCTGGTTAGTAAGTTCTAGTACGCGACCAGTGTTATTGGGTTGAAAAGCAATAGCCATATTAATTATACTCCAGATTGATATACTTTAAGAGAGGCGCTTAGCACGCGATCTCAACTAGAACGCCCTGCGCTTCAAGCAGACCTTTCAGGGTCTCAATCTGAGCAGCATTGAATTGAGTGTTAACTTGCTTGATGAGGTAGTCAGAAAGAATTACTTCATCACGAACGAAAGCAACAGCTTGTGCGTTCTGACCAGCAGTGATAGCGAAAGAAGGCTTCCAGCTAAAGCGGTCACCGAACACAACGGCAAAGCGAGTGCCGGCGGTGGTTAGGTCAGCAGCAACAGCTTTGTGGTAGGTGGTGTCAGCAGCAGCTTTAGCAACTACAGTGCCCATTACGACAGCAGAAGCATCACCAGCAGCAGCGAAGTTTAGGGTGATTACCTTACGAGCATAACCAACACTGGGATCAAGTTCATGTACAACTAGGTCGCCAAGGGTGCGGTAGGTTAGGTCAAGAATAGCCATTAGATATAGTCCTCGAATTACTTAGTTTTGTATTGTTTTTTGATTGCAGCAGCGAGAGCTTCTTCCATAGACGGATTAGTCTCAACCTTTACACCTGCTTCAGCAGTACCCATTTCGGTAAACAAAGCAGATTTTTTCTCGCCGATGGAGGCGAATTCTAGAGCACCAACCATTGCTTCAAATAGAGCATCGTCAGCACCTTCAAACTTAGCAGAAAGTTCAGAAGCCTTTTCAGTACCAACAGCAGCGGTTAGCTTTTCAAGACGGGCTTGAGCAACAGCTTGTTTGGCAGCAAGTTCAGCAGCTTCTTTTTCAGCTTGGAATGCAGCTAGTTGTTCTTTGACCCCAGCAAGTTCAGCAGCTTGAGTATCAAAGGAAGCTTTAAGGGTTACAGCATCTTCTAGGGCAGCTTGTAGTTCAACATCCTTGGCTGAAAGCAGAGCTTGTGCTTCGGATAGTTGTTCTTTAGCTAGTTCAAGTTCTTTCATTTCAACCTCACTAACACTGTCTTGCGACATATTGAACATCTTGGATTTAAGTTTGAGCATGTTATTCTCTTTTTGAGCTACGTCTGCTAAATGTGAGTAAAACTCTTCATGAGTCATTACAGCATCTGCTAGACCTAGGCTCAGTGCTTCTTTTGGCAAGAAAGTCTTAGCTTCAGTCGATCTAACAGTTTCTACCGAGATGTTACGGTGTTCTGCAACGAACTCGGTAAAGCTTTCGTAAAGGGTATCTACTTTACTTTGAATATCTGAGATGAAGTCTTCACGGAAACTACCATCTTTTGCAAATGGCACCTTACTGCCACCGGCATAGACAAAGGTCCGTTCATAACCTTCTTTCTCAAGAGCTTTGGAATCATTCATCAAACGGACGACAACACCAATGCTACCAACTTCAGCTTGAGGGTTAACAACGATCTCATCAGAGATCGAAGTCAGTGCATAGGCAGCAGAAGCACTCATACCGTCGATATAGGATAGGATTTGAATACCGTTAGCATTTGCTACATCACGAATGTACTGTGCAGTCTCAAATACTTGGTAAGCTTCACCACCACCACTGTCTACATTCAGAACTAGAGTTTTCATCCCCTGTTCAGCGAGAGCATCCATATCAGCTTTCATTGCTTGGTAGTTAGCACCGCCACAATCAAATCCCATCATAGTGACAGGTTTATAAGTGAGAGGACCTTCTACCGAAAGCATTCCGACTTTGGTGTCTGGGTTGTACATCAGCTGAGATTTTTTAGAGACTTCATCTTCACTATCTTGCAGAACAGCTTGACCACTGTTACGATGATCAAGGTAGCTCATGATAGCTTCAAAGCTCTTCGCCTCCATAAGATGAGGCTGATTGTATAGCTTCTGAGTAAGAAGCCTTAGAGCATGTGCCATAAAGGCTCCTTAGTTTTCTTTATTACTTGTTGAACTGTCACCAGATGATCCTACGGCAGAACCTGTTCCGGAAGGCATACCCTCTTCAAGTCCACTGCCAGATGCAGAAGTCATAACGCCGAGAAGCTCATTAAGCTCTTCTTGTGGCATATTCTCTTCTACACGATCAGGAAGACCTAGAGTTTCAGCAATGTAGTTGATGTTGCCAGGAGTAGGAGTAATCATGCTCACAGCTTTAATACGTTGAATTGCGCTACTGAAGTCTTGGACTGACCTCTCGTCAATGTCACCATATACAAGCTTAGGCATCTCTACAGGATTCCAGCCATTCAATGTAGCTAACTGCTTAATCAAATCATTGTTGAATTGGTCTTGAATCTCCATGAGGGCGGATTCAATTCGGGTTGCAATGATTGAAGTTTTGCTGTCAGCTAGACTGTAACTACCAGTGGCTCCTTGACCTAGTTTAAGAACGTCAGCGAAAAAGGACATCAGGATTTCATTAGAGAACCTGTTGATAATTTCCGATACGTTGAAACTTTTACTACCAGTCACACCAGCAAGTTCAAATTCAAAAAGCTTTTTACCATCTTCATAGATAGTAGGAAGGATCAAACCTTCTTGCTCTTCTCGGTGCAGATTACGCATTACCTTTTTCATGTAATCGTACACTGCTTTGTCTTGCTCACTTGCTTGGTCTGTCATATATTGGACAGGCATATAAAGAACAGGAAGTCCCCTCATGTCCTTGCTGACGCCAATCAATTCAGCTTCTTCAAGGGCAACCTTGCATTTCCAAGCTTTCCAAGCGTAGACTAGCGGAGATTCGCCAGTTGGGTTGTTCTTGCGTACATTTGCACGGCAAAGCAGGAACTTCTCACGGGGGATAAATTCGCCAGGACCTACTAACATTTGACCTAAATCTTTAGCACCATTTTTTACCATGGTCCACTGACGTAAGCCTGTAATGTCTCGGTTGTATTCATCAAACTCCCACTTAGCGATAGTCTCTTGACCACGAGGTGAAAGTTTTTTGATCCCTACTAGACCATCATTGTAATAAGAACCTTGTGAGCGAAGACGGCGACGAAACACTTTTTCAGTAACTGAAAATCCGTAAGTGTTAAAACTACTAATCTCTTTGATTACAGAGAATAGTGAAGTATCCATATCCTCAATGACTTCTTCAAGGAACTGAGCCTTTCGTTTCATGTCATCAGAAGCGTTGTGAGGAATTTGAACTTTCCACTTAACCTTTGAAATCATCGTTTCAAGTAGCTGAACCGCAGAGCTGATTGTCCCGTCTTTCTTCATCTGGTTGAAGGTATTAATACAAAGAGGCCATTGCAGCTCTTGTTGACAACCTTCAAAAATATTACCACCGATAACCCGTAGACCGGGCTGACCTGTCTCCGAAAGCTTGATTCTGGGGATTGCTGAATCAGTCCCTTGAGTTAGGGGAGCCTGTTCTGTCTCGGCCATATAGGCTCCTTATCTTATAGCGTTTAATGGATTCACCTTCTGATCAAATCCAAAGGATTGCATACCAGATAGGAAGTTAGGGAGGATCGTCCTTTGTGCTAGTATCATTGTACTATCACTTAGGCAGTCACAAATATCATCGTGACCCGCTTCACCGCCCTTACGTTGACCTGTAAAGGTTTCTAGTTCTTTATAAACAAAACCTAAATCGTTATATATCTTGTTCTCATGGTCAGTACCACAGTTCTTTAGAAACTTAATATGACCATTCATGGCTAGCGAACTAAACGGGCGAAAGCGATCAAGCTTACTTGAACTTGCACGAATGGTCCTTGCAAAAAATCCGTGTTCAGCAATGTCTTTAGCCAATAGTTTTGTTGCAGCTTTGGCAGCAGGGTTGGGGTCTTCTGGAAGAATAATATCAACACCTGGACCATCTTGCATTGCGTTGTTAATAATAAAAGCTTTCCAGTCACCAAAACGAATTCTGGTACGCTGTACATCATGAACGAAGTAGCTACCATCTTTTAATTTTGACATCTTGACCGTTGCAAAGTAGTCAGGAGATGGGTTACTATCAGATTTCAAGGTTCCGGCAAAATCATAACTGCGGACAGTTTTAGCGATATCTGCTTGTGCAGGTTCAATAACTTCTTCACCAACCCAATGTCGCATGAAATGCGTTGAGTTCATTTCACGGGCAGTCCAGTCCCCGAGTAGCAATCGGCGCCGCTCTACATCAGGCATGGCCTCTAGGTTTGAAAGATATTCCGGCTGATTTTTCATCAGAACGGGGTTATCATAAATAGTACCTAGTAGAACCTGAAATGACAGAGGAGTGCAGTCTTTACCGTAACGATCTAGGAGTTCTTCTTTAGTATCGCCCCAATTAATGACACCACTTCGACGAACAATCCAACGAATCAGGCCGTTTTTATCTGGGTCGGGAAGTCCATACTTTTCATGACCTTCGGGATAAAGCCACCACTTAACCCAATCAAATAGAAACGAGTCTGGATCAGGGTTACAAGAAAGCCAAATTCCCGGCGTCATTTTAGCACGAGTACGGAGGCGGGAAATTAGCCACCAAATATGCTTCTCATCCGCGTGCGTTGCCTCATCATAAAACACATTACTTAATTGCAGACCTTGGTAAAGCTGACTCGCGTTATCATTCTCATAGTGAGAAAAAGCAATCTCTGCGCCGGAGCTGGGGAATACGATTTTCTGATCTTTCAGCTTAATTTTAATCTTTGGATCATACTGCTGATATAGATGCACGGCCTCATCAAAAAGACCGCCCGTCTTCATAATAGCCGTCGAGTTCTTACGAATACAGAACCCGCGATAATGCTCTAATTCAGCATATCTCAGGTGCCTCATCAAGCCTACATAGCTCTTAGATGAACCTGCCGCGCCGCCTACAGTTAAAATTCTCGCATCACTATTAAGATATTTTTCCTGGAAAGATGACTGGGGGCCGATACTAATTTGTTCTTCCAAAATTAAACTCTCCTATACTTCAAGGAGAGGTTTCTCCTTACTATCTTTAAATTCTATCCACTCCGTGTCTTCCATAGGAATCCACCCATCGATAAACATTTCAACAAGTTTATCGAAATGATAGACCTTATATTCTACTGCGTCTGCTTTAGATTTTATTCGAGAGAAAGAAATAGATTTGGGCTTGTTATTCTTGACCCACAAGTTGTAAGATTCATCTGCTTCAAACCAAACCTTAAATCTAGCGGGACGTGCTATAGAAGCACTTTTCTGCCAAGGTCTAAGAGATTTTTGATAAGCTGAGAGCAAGTCTTTATGCTCTTGTGGAATTACCTTACCTTTGTTAAACTCTGATATTTTGCTGCGAGCTTCTTCGCTCATAACACGGCCTTTACTGCTCTCAGAAATCTTCTTTCGGCTTTCTTCAGAGTGTGTCCAACCAGAAGCAATAAGATTTCTACGAAACTCAGTCAACTTCCTCACTGTCTCTTCTGATCGTTTTTGACCAGTTGCCTTAAGCCTGCCTTTTTCAATAGACTCTTTAGAACGTTTATGTCCGGTAAGAGTTTTGCTAATCTTGCTTCTAGTTTCTTCTGAGACTACGCGGCTGCTCATAGCGTTAGCTTGCTTTTCTCGTAAGATAGCGTGCATACGCGAGTTGATTTTGTCCTTGTGGGAGTTGGAAGTTCTATAAGCAGACCACATTAGGCTAATATTGTCAGGATTAGCCTTCCACAAAAGCAGATGAGCAACAAAATGTTCACGGGCAGTAAACATCACTAGATTCTCATCCTCATCACTGCCGCCCATACAACGCGGAACGATGTGATGAATCTCTGTGTAGTAGTCTACAGACTTTTTGTCTAAGCCTCTTGGCTTGCATTTAGCTACAAGGTCTTTGTAAATCTTTTCGTAATTCATTCTCTAAATCACACCTCCAGTTAAAATAAAAGGAGGTGCCGCAACCGTACGACCTGTTAAATCTCATAGCCGCTTTGTCGGGAACCTAAGTTTTACGCGTTCACCAAATAAAAACCAACACCTTTCTTTACAGATGTTGGAAAAAGGATTAATAGCATTTCGCTTTTTATTAATTCAATCCTTCTTATTTAAACATTACCACAAGACTCACTTCCTACTAGAACTTTAATGTCATCTAGCGGATAATCTGGTGAGTAAAGGGTGTAGTATGTCTTCTGTTCGCCAAACTCAATATACTTGTTGTTATCTGTATCATAAGCCAGAGCAGCGCAGGTTTTGTTTGCTAGACCGAAGTTATCCAATTCACAAATAACTTTAGACTGTGAGCCATTTTCATACTCTTGATACTCAGTAACAACATAGCGGGTAACAGGACGCACTTTGTATTCTACTTTCATTTTGCATCTCCGAGTCCGCAGACTCATTTTTAAGCCGAACGTTATTGCTCGACTTCATAATTGAAGTGTATCACGACATCTTCTTAAACGTCAATACTCTAATAGCAAATTTCTATCAAAATTTATAAAATAATTGATTTTGACTAATCTCTTTATCAAAGATGGGTCTATTCAAGTCAATGTAATACTGCTTTTCTTCTTGAGTCATATTCTGCTTATCTACGCAATGCAAAACATCTTCAGCTTTAATCCAAGTCAGCAGCTTTAGCGGACTGGGTAAACTATCAGATTTAATCAAACCAGAGTTTCTTACTCTATGCTGATAACCGCAGTCCTCGAAGCCATACCGGATGTAATCAGTATTGTAACCACCAACGGTGTCAAGAAGCTGTCTTGTATAGAAAGAGAAAGCACCTATCAGGTTGTCCCAGTATACGACTTGACCTTGGACAGATTGAACAGAGTCTCTGAAAGGATCAGGAATACCAAACCAATGATTACCAGAAAGCTTATGCTGCTCAACAACGTAATCAATCCAGCCTGGGCGAATTGGATATGTATCGTCATCAAACAACACTATAAAGTCGCAACCACTGTCGTAAAATTTACGTAAGCAAGCGTTCCTCATCTTGCCGGGACCTTGTAACTTGTGGTCAATCTGGATATGAAATTCTACTTCGTGGTTTGAGCTTTCAATATGATATTCTTGTATCTGGCGAACACCTGCTGTAATAACTCCAACGCCTACCTTACTCATAGCGACTCAATAATTTGCCGACGAATCTTATTAGCGTCATCTAGCTGATAGTGCTTGCGAACGTGCTCAGATAGCTCAAGACCTTTATCTTTACGATATTCATCGTCTTTCAGTAGCTTCTGTACAGCACTACGCCAACTGTGTTCGCTGTTTCCGTAAATAACAATATCTTTATCAAGATCATTTAGATAAGGATGCACACGAGAGCAGACAATAGGCAATCCTTTGGCTCCAGCTTCAAGGACCTTGAGATTACTCTTACAAGCGTTAAAGTTGTTCTTCTCAAGAGGGGCTAGTGCAATTTTATGACCTTCATAGAGGTTCATGTAACTATCTAACGTAGCCTGGGGCTTGGTTGAAACACCCGCAAAGCGTTTAGTCACCTCATTCCAGACTTGGCAATCTTTGTTAACCCCTCCAATAGTAAGCTGATTCAAAGGAATAGCTTTACGGATGAGTTCCAAATCATGCAAGTGCGTGTTACCGCCTACATAACAAAGTGGTGTACCAGATTCGAAGTCTTGGTTAATACAAAACTGACCTTGGTCAAACTTGATAGCATTAGGCACTACAACAATCTCACCTTTTGTGTAAGGTGCGAGCTGTGATGCAAGATAGCTATTTGTCACAGTAACTACATCAGCAAGCTCAAGCAAAGCTTTAAATCGCTCAGGCATACTCTGCTGACGGTAAGTTTCTTTAAGAATATGGTTTGACGACAGAATGAAATGGTCATCCATATCATGAATAAGTCTAATACCGTTAGCTTTGTATTCACGAAGCTTTTCAAGAGGAATGGCTGATAGACGACTGAACCAAATACTAGTAGTCTTAGGTTTTGGTATATCTTCACCAAAAGCTTCTAACGGCTGTCCAATTCGATGGTAAAAGCAACCAGATGTAGGACGATGCTCTACAAGCAAATCGCCATATTGAATCAATTCAACTTGCGACATTATTATCTCCTATGTAAACTTGTATTCTAATAGGAGTACTCTATTTCTGTCAAGACTCTTTCAGAAACTATCTTTCCAAATAGGTTTTGAAAAAGTGCTAGTTGCTTACACCGGACTAGCCTCGGTAGGAGAAACCAGTAAGCTTGGGTAAGGCTACTACAGGAAAAGGTTAGTAGCCTCAAATCACCTATTTAAAACTTAACCACCCACGCCTTCAACCCTGACTTTGACAACTGTGCCTGGGACTAAAGCCAGTCCCTGAGAGCCGCCAATAAGGATTGTGGTAATGGTGTTTGAACCAAAAGTCATACCGGTGAGAGTAGTGCTTGTGGAAGTATAACTGTTCAAACTCACTTGCCTAATACCGCCAAGTAAACTACTAACCGACTCTGCTTGAACCTGAACGTCCAACACCTCAGTAAAGTCACTACCAAGATTGACTGTCCAAATAGAGCTTGTACTATCGCTTGTTACTCGATAATACTTAACCTTCGTTTTTGCTACAAGACTGTTGTCAGTACGTCTTACAATGGGTAAGCTTGCTGAGGTAATCTTAGTATCAAGGGCTGTTTGAAGGTTAATAATATCACTTATTGGGTGGGTGTGAGCACTAGGCGTAAACGTAGTAGGTTTGTTGGTGAGATCAGTCCAAGAACCACTAAACAAGCTTGGTTTGTTTAGAATCTGAGCTACACCTGAGCTTGCATTCCAATCGCTATTAACTTGTGCAGCAGGGATTGTTGGCAAACCGGAGAGACTTGAATACATCCCGGTTGTAGCTACAGAAGCTAACCCACCTATATCACTTGCAATCAGACTGACAGTGCCAGTTTTACCAGCAACCGAAGTCACGGGATAGTTAACAGTTGGAATTACAGGCTTGTTTAGCAAGTCATTGTAATTGCCAGTAGTTGCTACCGTTGCATAGACAGGCTTGTTAATAAGGTCTGTGTAGCTTCCTGAGAACAGTGTTGGCTTATTAATCAGATCAGCATAATTACCAGAAAACAGATTAGGCTTATCAGTAAGGTTGTTGTAGCTGACTGTTGCTGAGGCGTCTGCCTTAGCATTCAAAGTATTCTGCAATCCCACGATGTCGCTGATAGGATGTTGGTGGGTAGAGGGTGTAAAAGTTGTTGGCCTACCTTGAATACTTGACCAAGTAACTGTCTGCTGGGGAACCTGCGCTAAAGTGATGTAACCACTGTCATTACTAAGCTGACTTACGTTGCTTGGAATGCTTGGCTTATTACTAAGATCGTTGTAGCTGCCAGTTGTTGCTACAGTAGCAAGACCAGTAATCTTAGAAGCAGCAATACTATCACCTGAAGACACTTTAGAATTTAAAGCGTCTTGCAAACCCACAACATCAGAAATAGGATGAGTGTGGTTGATAGTAATGTAGCCACTATTGTTTTCAATCTGACTTGTAGCAGTCGGAATGAAAGGCTGATTGACGAGATCAGTATAACTTCCAGTGTTTGCAACCTTAGCCAAAGCATTTAGGCTTTGGGTATTTTGGGATATAGCGTTAGAAAGCTCTGTAAGCCTGATAGGAAGGTCGGTAATGTCAGCTACTACATGCGTATGGGGTGAAGGCGGAAAGCTCGTAGGAACGCCTGTAAGGGCGCTATAATCACCGCTGAAAGATGCCTTCTGATTGTTGATCTGATCTTGTAATGCAGATACGTCAAAAGCATCAGCTACGCCAACAAAACTTCCCTGCTGAACCAATCCAGCAAACCAAGGGATAGTACCACCAATCAAAGCAATATTATCAGCTTGAATATCGAAAACAATATCAGTGTTAGCTGAGAAGATTACTGCTGTATCTTGGAAGTCTAATGTGTTTTCACCAATATCAAGAATAGTGCCACCAGAACCATCTACCCAAGCTGATTTTGATGGATAGTATTTGATCGCAACTCCACTCTTCTTGTCAGTAATCCGTAGACGAACATTGTTCATCTTCTCTGCTGCATTGAAGATAAGAGCGTTGGTACGAGCAGTAAGCTTTGTGGTGTATTCCCAAGTTAGAGGATTAGTTCTGAGAACTGAACCAGAAGCTTTACTTGCCTCAAATCTTACTTCAGGACCAGCAAGCTTAAAGTAGAATGGCTTGGAAGACGCTGCATCGCGGGGGACGGCATAATCCAAAAGCTGATATTTACTTTTGTCTACCATGTTTTCAAATGCAAGAAAACCAGCAGACTCAGAAAGTCTTAGTACATCACCAAAGTCAACAGAACCAGATTCTACAGCAAAGCCTACAGGAGCAAGAACTGTACCGCTTGTTAGAATCCTTAAACCAGAACCTTTGATTGTACCGTCAGATGCTCTGTAAGGTAGCTGGTTCGTGGGCCAGTCTTCCATTACCCCAGAAGAATCAATTACATTAATCTTTGACTTGTCAGGAATAAACATAGCTTACTCCTCGTAGACTTGGACAAAAAGTCGTCCAGCAGCCGTACCTTTAGCCCATACTCTGCTGCCAACAGGAACATCAGTAAGAGTTACCCAAGTGTCAGGGGCGGGCGAGCTACGAAGAGGCCACCCGTCATTTGAAGCGGAGCTTGGCTGTGATGCTCTCACTTGAAGGAACACAACAGCAGAACTCTTATTGTTGATAATGAGGCTTGTGCCTGGGGCAATACCTGTCAGACTGTACAAGTCAACATAAGTGTTAGCTTGCATTGTGACATCATTAAGCGTATCCGCCATGATAAAACACCTTTTAATAATTATTGACAACTTAGGTGCTTACATATTTATAGTGCTAAAGCTACACTTCAAATTCGCTTCCGTGCTTAGCTAAAGGGAAGGTTTAAAGTGTATGTACAAAAATTGGTGAACTGATGGCTACCCTGCCTGCCTCAATTCTCGAAGACTCAAAAGTTTAGTCTTCCTCCCCTCAAGTCGGTATAGAAGTCGCAGCGTTCTGTTAGTTCCAACACATCCCTTGATGTGGCGTATGCCCAGAACAGGGTTAGCGTCCGAAGTTACCCTCTAATAGAGGTGGCTTAAGACAACCCTCCGCTTCTTTGATAGTGGTGCCTACCAACCGCCCAAGTTGACATCGCCCAATACACCGGCTAGCTAGTCAAATGCTCTTGCGGATACCTAGGCAAGTGTATAGGCGGCCAAGCCAGCAACACAAGCCCTAATGTGCCGATATTGCATCGGCTAACTCTTAGCTCGTTCTTTTATGCGTCTCTCAATCTTTGTGAAAAGACAAACGAGCTTAATTTTGAAAATACAGAAGTGGTAATAAGCTTTAGAACGCTTGAATTTCTCCCCTAAGGGAAGGTTGTTCACATTACCACCAACGCCTACGGCCTGAAACTGGGTCAGTAGAACGACCCATGAACCAGCCAACGATGAATAGGATCAGAAAGATAACGAAAAGGATTTTAGCAAGACCTACGAAAGTACCAACAAGGCCACCAAAACCGAGTACAGCAGCTACGAGTGCGAGAATAAGGCAAAGAATTGCTGCGTTCAACATGGTAAATCCCTCTTATCAAGGACTTCCTTTTCTCTAATTATTAATCCTTTTCACATAACACTTTCTGAATGCTATCTGAAAAGAAGGCTCGTGGGTGAGCCAGACCTGCCATTACGTGGCAAACGTTGCGGGATAAGGAGGAGAGAAAACCCGCAATTCTTTAGGATGGGAATAACTCTAAGTAATTTTCGTACCTATAAACCAGAGCTTCTGCCACCCTCTTATCTGAGATATCTAAAGCCAATTTCTTAGCTAATTGAAGCTTCACAGAAAGCCATTTCAAATGAGCTTCTTCTGGTGTTAAAAATAAACCTAAGAATTTATTTTTGCCATCAATCCGACAAGTTGCAATATAACGTCTCTTTTGCTTATGGAAAGAGACACCAACAGGCCAGGGACCTTTGCCTTTTCCATTCTCAGCAATAAAAGAGTTTACTTTACCTTCAATAAAGCAGCATTTTTCGGGTGAGTAAATTTTATTTCCAGGGAATAGTAAATCTTTATCTAACTGCTTACCCTCCCAGTCTTGCGTTTCCATCCAAGGTTTAAAATCCATGAAATGGTGCCAAGAACTTTCCACCGAACAACCTAAATAAGATGGCTTTTTAGCTAGATATTCTTCTGCATAGCATCTATGAAAAGTACCTTTCCATGTTTGGTAGAAAGGACAAATCCACGTCTGCTTCTTAATTCCATCTACAATTCCGTACTGAGTTATCTGATAATTAGCATCATTAACGCCAATACCGTAAAGTAATTTATTTTTAGCTCTCATAACGTCACCTCCTAAGATTATAAAGAATATAGTCTATATGAGGTCATAAGCTGCGTCAAGATAATCTTATTACTTTTACTCGGTAAGGCAGATTGTCAAGATTTCCGCTGTAGGTATTGTTTGGGTTTAGTGTATTGAAAGGTGTGGTTGCGATAGCGGCACTTCCTGACATGATCACGATCAAATCTCCAAATTGCCTAGCCATGCAACCATAGCCTCCGGAAGAGAAAATGAAACCTATTTCTCCCCACATGCCATTAATCTTCAATTCCAAAATAGGCCAGAACTGACTACCAGCAGGAAATGGAGAAGGAACTTCAATACGCTGACCTTTTGTCAAAGTAGCTGGAGCAGCTTCAGTTCCATTAGGATACAACATAACAAAAGCATTGTTAGTGAATCCGCTATCGTTCTGTAGCTGGGAGGTCTTGGTTACACTCGAAACGTCTGCTTGAGTTATGAAGCCTTCATCATTCTGAAGCTCAGAAAGTTTAGTAGGAACCTCCACATCAGAATTCCCACCGCCTTCAAAAGCACCAGCTTGAATAGCTCCTACTAAACCTACTCGTGATACTAAGGATACTTTATCCATAATCAGCTACCAAACAAGAGTGGCTTAATAACCGCTGCAAGCTTATCATAACCGGCACGATTAGGGTGAACGCCATCTGTAGTCAAAGCAGAGTCAAGCTGAACCTGTCCGCTAACAGTTGCTCCTGAAACAGCTTGAGCATAACCAACCGCTGGAGTAAACCCAGTGAAGCTTGATAGCCAAGTATTATAAGCTACCCGCTTAGCATCACCAGCACCAGTATTTCGACCTGATGTGGTGGTAGGTAAACCTTCAGCCATAACCACTTTAACAGGAGCCTTGTAGTTAGCTAGATAACCCATAACCATACTCAGAGCTTGACGTGAACGCATCAAAGCATCATCTTGAATACCTCCTGGCGCAACGTCGTTACCCGACCAAGGAGAGTAGAACAGGTGGGTAGGATTCACTACAGGAAGCAGATCAGCAATACGGGGTGTATAGGTTAGAGGAACTTGAGCGTGAAGAGCGCCATTCCAATAATCAACTGGGCTATCTACAGTGCTGGTGGTTAGAGCGGCTTGTTGAGCAGCACCATAGCAAGTGGGAGTTGAACCAATACCTTCCAACGTACTATCTGCAACAATCAGTAGCTGCTTACCGGCTTTGGTAGAGTAATACTGAATAGCGGGACAGATAGTTGAAGCTTCAGTGTTAGCAAGCTGAGTGAATGCAGATTTATTGGTAACACCTGCCACTGCTTGCTTGCTAGTACGGAAATAACGAGGAGCTTGATCACCACGCCAGTTGTACGTCTGATTGTATGGGCGAGTCATGACACTGCCATTTGGAAGCTCAACTCGAACCATGATAATTGGACGAACGCCACCATCAGTACGAGGAATAGATTGTAGAGGAACAATATCAGTCCAAGTTACTGAAGTACGTTCAGCGGCAATACGAGGGGCAAGAGTACCACTTACATTGCCGTCAAACGTTGCATCAATCCAAGTGCCACCGGACAGTTGAAACTCCCCAGCCCAACGTGCATCGTTGTTATCATATTCAAGTTTATCACGAACAGCAACACATACCCTTACCCCTGGAACAGCAGCAGTGTGGATATTATGTAGGCCAATACGCAGGCCAGTAAAAGGAGCTTCAAGGTCCATAACAATGTTAGTAGTATGGACAGTGCTCAACACTTCTGAGTCAAATCTGCCAAACATATTCTTACTTAGAACATTAGTCTTATCAGAGCTTGAGACATTCTTCAAGGCCGCTTGCATTGCAGTGTTCATTTCAGTCTTAGCTGAGTTTACCGCAATGTCTGTAACTTCCTGTGCATCCTGACGAACAGACGCATCAAGTGCCCCTGACTTCAAAGCACCTTGAATACCAACACGGCTAATAAGCCTACTAAGTTCAGCATCTGTCATCATATCACCAATATTTATTGTTATGTATAAGCCAGAAAGCTGACTTGGCTTGAATAGATGTATTAGTCTTTTTTGGTAGGAACGGTAAGACTGAGACGAGGTTTGATGTCTACGACTTCAGCTTTCTCTTCGGAGTCTTCTGAGGCGCCATCGTCTTTTTCTGGCGTCAATATTTTTTCAATAAGTTCTGATGACTTATCGACAACGTATTTTGCACTAGTCACCCGTGTTTGAGCGTTAACGCTTTCGTCCTTCATAATGGTAACGAGAACATCCATTGCATCCGCAATGTGTTCTTCCATGTAACGAAGGACGGCGTTTTTTAACTTCGTTTGCTTTGAGGTTAGACGGCTGACCGACCCAACTGGCCTCCCGCCTTTCCCTTTGCCTTCTGATTTTTTCATAATTTTTAGCTTATAGAGTGGCTTACCTATAAACAGTTTACATGATATATCATAACATGTCAATACTCAACCTCTTTAGACTTAGATGGAATACCTAAAATAACTTCCAAAGAATCACTTTCCGCTTCAAATTGATATTCTTTGCTATAAAACTGATCTGGATAATAAGCCACATTCAGACAAGAAGAACAAAGGTCTTCCTCTGAACCATCATCTTGAGGAACTTTAAAATCTTTCCACGTTAAACGGCAATTACAAGCTCGGCAGTGCGACATCATACTTCTCCTTAAAATTTAACCACTTAGTGTCTTCGTACGGATTCCAGCCATTTTGGAATTTAAAAACCATTGCTTCAAAGTAGTCTCTTGAGCAATTATCAGAATGCATCTTATTATAGCCTGTGGTCATTTTAGCTCTTCCTGGCATTCCCAAGAAATTCCACACCTCAAAATAGTAGTCAGCCATAATCCACTTGTCAATATTAGACAAAATTTTAGGATGGTTCCAATTCTCAAATCTTTCTTTAGTTTTTAAAGAAATTTTAGATTTGGTTTCTTCGCTGACAATCTTATTTGCATTATATTCAGCCAAAGCAGTGATTTGATTCTCTGTTCTAGGAAGCCCTTTACGTTTTTCTGCTCCTCTTTTATAAGACTCTTCTGAATTTCTTTTTCCTTTCTTTGCCTCAGAAAGTTTAAGCCTTTGCTCTTGAGACATTGGTTTGCTTCTCTTCTTGCCCCTATTCTTGGACGCACGCTTTTCTATTGTCTCTGGGGATTGTTTAACACCAGAACGCAGACTCCTTAGCCTATCTTTATGATCCTGAGTAATCGATTTACCAAACATAGGATGGTTTTCACCAGACTGAAACTTAGACACTATCTCAGAATGATTTTTCCTGAGAGCTTCATAAATCTTGGAATTTACTTTACTTACAGATTTATTGCACATTACCATAAAAGCGTAGTGCATAGACTTGTTTTCTGGATAAATTTTCCATAAAAGCATGTGAGCAATATAGTGCTCTCTGCCAGTCAGTAGGATTAGGTTGGAAGACTCATCACCACCGCCCATGGAGCGTGGAACAATATGATGCCGTTCGTAATAAACACCCTCACCTTTTGCGCGAGGTAATTCTCTCCTGCTTGAAATTAAAGCATCATAGTGATATTTGTAATTCACTCAATCTTCTCCTTCTGCTTCACACAAACACCATCACTACCAGGCTCTTTATAATAAATTGCACCCTGTTGTTTGCAGTGCTCAGTCATCATTTGCATCTGCTTCATATTAATCTTCTCTTCCCTTGTACCATTGATGGAATTAAACACCAGCACGAATGCTACCAAAGCTAAAATAACAATCACATAATCACGCATTCTCTAACTCCTCAATTCTATTAGTAAGAATCTCAATGGTATCTCTCAAAGCACTGAACTCCTCTTCTGAGTGCAAGAGTTGATATTCTTCAAGCTTAGCTATCTGCTCTTGATAGTAAGATAGTTGTACTTCTTGTGATCTGTATAGATGCCATAAGGATGAAAACTGCTTCTTCAATACTTCGTATGTATCACTAACCTTTGGTCTTTTCATCTCTTATCTCATTTATCTATTATCTTATTAAGTATATCTTTATAACTCTGCACACTGGTGAACAAATTCTGGATACATCTTCCCCTTAGTCCAGAAGATGGCTTTTAAAGCCAGAGCTTCCAGAACTAAGATTCTCCTCAGAACTTGAACACCAATATGCTAAATGCTCTGCACACTGGAGCCACACGATTCTCTATCATTCACGATAGCATGTCAATAGACACGGGATAGACAAAAGCTTGCAACCACTATTGTCTTCTGGGAGTCTCCACCGTATGCTGGTGCCTTGCCGTCTCATCCCAAGCCCTAAGGCCATCTTCCTACGTTTGCCGTGCTCTTTATGGCTTTAAGGTAGATACAAAGCGTTTCTAGCCAAAAACTCTCTACCCGATTCGCTTTTCTCAGCGACTTTAGAAATGATAACCCACAAAATCCTATACGTCAACACCTTTCTCCAAAATCTTTCTAAAAATATTTTCACTCCCCTGTTGACTCACTGAAAATCTGTGGTATCTTATGTCCTATCAACCAAACGAGGGGGTGTGCTGTGGAAAATTTAGAACTGCAAGAAGTGAAAGCCATACTAAACTTGATTGAAGATGGTGAATGGGCTAACACTAATCCAAAAACGTTGCTGGGATTTCAGCTAAACTTGGCTATTGAGAACAAAATAAGAATCTACAACAAAACCGCTTACGAACTGCATAAGAGCAAAATTAAATTGGAAAAAGCAATGGATTTTCTTTATAGGCTTACTGAAACAGGAGGTGCATCTAAAATATTGATGGAGGCAGAGGATTTCTTGATAGAAAGTGATTTCTATAAGAAAAATAATATTTAGAGGGTAGGAGGTTAATAATGCCCTCTAAGCAACGCTAACCTTACTCAATACCATCGTAGCACCCCAACAGAGAACGTTGCACAGACAAGCTCCTAGGGGCCTTATAAAGAGGATAAATAGATGAGCACCAAACGATATGGAGTAATCTACAAGTCAAAGCATGGTCGTGAATATCTTGTCACAACAAATCACTTGAACGAAGCTTGGGCATCTTCTAATCTTGAAGATACTGATGTGCTAGCTTTCCATTCAGAAGAGGCTATTGCTAAGTTCATGAAAAGATCAAGCTGGACAGTCTACCCTGACCATAGTAGACACAAAGATGGAGATTACCGTGTAATTGAACTTGAACCTATTTATGCACTGGTTAGGTGGCAAGTGAAAGGAGATAATTAATGAAGTGGACCAGTCAATTCCCCAAAGAACCTGGAGCATACTGGTATCGCGATGCTGAGACTGAGCCAGAAGTAAGACTGTTCTTTCAAGGACGTGCTGTATGGCATGCAATCAAAAGAGAGTTTATTTTCTGGCCAGACTTGCCATACGAAGCTGAGTTTAGTAATATTTCTGTACAAATCCCGGAAGAGGTGAAAGTAAAATCATGTCAATGAAGTGGACGAAAGAAAAACCTAAATTTTCAGGCTGGTATTGGAATAGGAGTCCACACAGGCTGGATTCAATAGACTATTTTGAAGTCGACAAAGAAAATGTCTATTTAATACTTCCGGCTGAAGGTGGTGGTAATTGGACTACCAACACCAATAGTCACCAATATGATTGGTGGGAATACTCTAACGAACCTCTTGACAAGCCGGAGAATTAAAATGAAGTGGACAAAACGTAAGCCGAAAATCCCCGGCTATTACTTCTACAAAGACAATATTACAGACCATGATGTGATCCCAATCGACTATCTATGGGATAAGCATGACTTGAGCTACTGGAATGAGTGGTCGCACTCTTGGATGCTTGTTAAAGATGCACCAGACGATGTGAAGTGGTCTGATGAAGCTATTGAATTTCCGGAGGGAAAATGACAGACTTAATGCGTGAAGAGTTTGAGAAATACATCACTGAACTAGGTGGCAATATTGAACGTAAATACGAGGACGGTTATATGCACCCTCAAGTTCAACAATCCTGGGTGGTATGGAAGAAATCCTGGAATAGCTCTTTGGATGTTAAAGATGTCAATAGCTTACAATACAAGATTGGTGATACTCTCTGGTTTGCGAACGGGGGCGATAAGCTGACAGAAGGTAGAGTAGTTCACATCTTCGGTTGGGGAGCTACAGTGCAATATATTCTTGAATACTACGCCGTTATTGATTATGGTATTGAGTGTCGGAGTGGATTTTGTGTAAGCGAGAATCCAGAAGGACCTTTGAATCTGAGTAAGCTTGCTAAAGAAGCTGGTGTGAATATTAAGAAACGACTTGAAGAGCGAGGTAAGCGATGATGTATCACCTAAAAGACTTCGTGAACTATGCAGGGCAGATTCTTGACGACAACCATGTCGTACTTGCTTACAGTCGTAAAGATGGGTACATTTACACAACCTACGCAAAAGCTATTAGAATTGGTTATATTATAACTGGAATGGAGAAATAATATGAATGATTCAATTCCTGTTATCATAATTCTTGGATTTCTAGTTGCTTTTGTAATGTGTGGGTTTTCAGTCTGGATTGAACGTGACTTAGCTTCAGAAACATTCGGCATCTCACGCTTCGAAGCAGCTAAGCTGAAAGAATCTTGTGAGAAATCTCTACCACGAGATGAGAAGTGTGTGCCTAAATTGACTTATGAGATTTCTAATGAACGAAATCGATAGCAAAACAATGGCAGCTATTCGTTCAATCCCCACTACAACACGAACATTTTTAGGAGGCTTTCGCTTCGACTGTGCCCAAGACGATGAGAAATTTGATATTGAGGTGAAGTGGGCAGAAGAAATTGTAACCAATAACAGGCCAAAGGAAGAGAATGGCCCGGAAGAGGTTGACAAGGTAGAGAAAGTAGGAGAGAATGAAACAAGCTTGAATGAAAAGGATAAGGTTTTTCGGGATGCTCTGGTTGTGTTGCTTAAAAGAATTGAAATAAAAACTTTAAAAGAGGATAAGTTAATAAAAATGTTGGAGGATTTAGGTGAAAATACGTAAGTTAGTCTTCGGCATAGGTATTAACGATGCCGACTATGTAACACAGGTAGCAAAAATCATAGGTTATCGTGAAGATGGTCGAAAGATTAGGACTGTACTTTGGACTTGCCCTTACTATCTAAAATGGTGCAACTTGCTGAGACGTTGTTACAATGAGGCTGCACTAGTAAAAGACCCAACATATAGGGGTTGTTACGTAGTTCCAGAATGGCATTATTTTATGACTTTTAGGGCGTGGATGGAAAAACAAGAATGGGAGGGTAAGAGTCTTGACAAAGATTTGTTAATACCGGGAAATAAAGAGTATGGTCCAAATACTTGCCTATTCCTCGATAAAAATGTTAATACTTTCCTATTAGAATGCCAAGGTCGTCGGGGTGAATGGCCAATCGGTGTTTACTTTGACAAACAGAGCGGTAAATTCAAAGCTCAGTGTAGGGATAATTTACTAAAAAAGACAAATTTTCTCGGATATTTTAATAGCGCACAACAAGGTCATGAAGCATGGTTGGCTGAAAAGTTAAGACAAGCCTATATTCTTGCTGCCGGGCAGAGTGATGAACGAATTGCAAAAGCGTTGATTGACAGGTATGAAAATTATCAGCCAGACTAAAGGAGATGTGATGAAAGAAGAAATTTTAAGGTCAGTTATATTGGAATTTCTCGATTAGGCAGATAAGACCCGAGCAACCAGTCTATACTACAATGATGGCTATGACCTTGAATTTTATTATTCGCCAGTAGGTACTATTGAACTTATTGATGAATATTTGAAAGATGTTGAAAAATTTATTAAATCACAGGAGGAAGAATGACACAACGAATTAGATATTCAACAGCTTACATCCATGAATTTGCTGCTAAAATTGAGCAAATGGTTTTTGAAGGCTATCGTATCGACCATGACTCAGCTTTCTGTGCACGCAAACGTGGAAGCGCATATGAGATTCATTTTATACCTACAAGGGAGTCACTAGATTATGATGGGTTTCCTCTTACCGGTAGTGAAGAAAAAGAGCTTGAAGAGTTCTACAAAGAAGCGGCCAAAAGGCGACTGGGTAAAACGTCGGCATCAGAAGAGCATCTACGGAACCTTGATTTGAGTGATTTTGATGAATTTATGAAACAATGTGAACCTCTGCCTTCAGAGCTACTTGATCGAATGAATGCGCTTAGGGAAAAGGCAGAATCAAATCGAGCTATGGATGAGTTAGTAGAACAAGCACAAGAACTTGACATGGGTTATAACAAGCAGCTAACCGTCCACGAGAAGTGGGAAATTGATGATGAAATAAATTTTGAAGCTGATGAGCAGAAAAAGCTTGCAGAGTCGGAAGATTGTGGTACACTATTATTCACGAAAGAGAGTCTTGATGAACTTTATTGGACGGACCTTCAAGAAGTAGGACGAAAATTTGGCGTCAAACAACGTGATCGTAAGAAATTAACTAGAATGATTCTGGAAGCGCAGGAGAAAGAGAATGAACGTACAACAAAAACAAGCAATGAGCTGGTCTGACTGGTACTTTGATGTTCTGGCTCAAGCTACTATTACTCAGAAACGAGTATTGAAGAACAATACGAATACCCTATACACTTTCTACAAGTCTGGTAAGCAACCTAACGAGGTCATTAGCTACATCGTCGGAGGCTGTCTGTGATGAATAAAGCTACTCACATCTTTGTCTTGCTGGTTGTGCTTGGGTTGCTATTCATGCAAGCTGAAAATAAGTTTGTTATCAAAAAGCTTGAAACTAAAATTGAAGAGATGAAAGAAGGCTGTGTTGTATTTAATGATGTGGAGAACCCTATTCTGATTATTGGTATTCCTGAGGAGGAGAAGTAGATGCTGTCTTTATTTAGAATGCTTTTCTTCCTAACTAAATACGAAAGTGAACTACTCAAACAGTACAAGAAGCTTAAAACATTGCACGTCACATCTAAAGGTGGTATGCGAATTGATCCTTTTAAGGAGCGTAGTTAGTGATTACATTTGTTATGGTTATTTTTATCTCAAACCTGTTGAATATGGGTATTATCATGACTCACATTAGCAGTGCTAATTATCCACGTGTTGTCAATAATACCAAGGGGGCAGATTTGGTAAATTTCATGATCTCCCTCGGTATTGCAATTTGGGCTGGTGTACTAATTTTCTAAGGAGATTTTATGAAGCGTAATCAAGCAGATGTTATGGCGGCTCGGGAAGAAAAACGACTAAATCGGGGAGAGAAGGTTGTTCGTGCAAAATTTGCAGACGAAGTTCGCACTCCGGTTCAAGCAAAGACTGAAGTTCAGAAAGAATTCCTGTCTGCAATGAAGCAATACGACGTGGTTGTGTTTTCCGCACCCGCTGGTGTAGGAAAGACTTTTCTCACTATGTCTGAAATAAGTGACTGGCTTAAACGTGGTGACATTGACAAGATTACGCTTACTCGCGCCGTTATTCCCATGGGCCGTAGTCTCGGTATGCTGCCTTCCACGCTACAACAGAAGTTTGAACCTTTCTTGATGCCGCTACTCGAAGTCATCTGGAATCGTTACGGTAAATCTTACTATGAGAATTGCATCAACAATGGAACTATTGAACTGCTTGCCCCGGAGTATGCCCGTGGACGAAGTGTTAGTGGAGTCATGGTTATTGATGAAGCTCAGTCTATGACCAGCGATGAACTTTACACAATGTTGACCCGTATGGAAGAAGGTTCACGCTTATTTTTGATCGGAGACCCTAACCAGTCCGACATCAAAGGTCAAAACGCTATTGATTGGCTGTGTGATTTTGTGGACAAGAACCCAGAACTTGAACAGCACATCAAGATTATCAAAGCCACCAGTGATAATATCGTAAGGAGTGGGCTCTGTAAGAGCCTAGTGAAGGCGAAAGAAAAGGAGAGGAGTAATGGCGGGTAAACAAGGCGTAGGTAGAGAAAATTTAGAGGGCTTACGTTTTGGTAGACTTATCTGTCTAGAGCCCTTAAATAAGAGGATGTCGGGTCGAAGTCAAGTATACTGGTTGTGTTTGTGCGACTGCGGAAATAATACGGAGGTTCGACCACAATCCTTAAAAGAGGGTAAAATAGTTTCTTGTGGATGCAAGCAAACAGAAAACTACAAACTAAAATCTGATAATTCTTTCTGCCTCACAGATGAGTATAAAATACTTAAAGATATAGTCCGAAGGTGCAACACAAAATACGAAAGAGATGGTAATAAAAACTACGCTCTTCGAGGTATTTCGGTTGATGAGTCTTGGGCTGTTGTGGGTAGAGAGGGTTATGATAATTTTCTCAGAGATATGGGACAAAGGCCCAGTAAAGCTCATACGATAGAAAGAAAAGATGTAGACGGTAATTACTGTAAGGAAAACTGCATTTGGACTGATGATTTGGGCTTACAAGCTTTTAATAAAAGACCTAAAAGCACCAAAACTGGGATACCGGGTGTAACTTGCACAGAGTATGGTTATGTTGTTAGGATTTCGAAAGGAAAGACTAGACATTACCTAGGATTCACAAAATCGCTAAGAGAAGCAGCACAAATACGAAAAGACGCCGAACTTAAATATTATGGTTTTAATCTGAAGTGGGAGATGCCGAATGAAGATGAATAATGGACTGGAAGAAATGACCGTAATTCCAATGGTAAACAAACTAAACCGGATTACTGCTGCTGAAAGCTGTTCTCGTGACTTTGTCATCAAGATTTGGCGTGAAATCTCTGACCCAGAAGACTTTGCAGATGAGATTAGTTGCATTGAGAATGCACAGGAGGGTGATTTTATCACGTTGGATATTTGCTCGCCAGGGGGCAGGCTTGATACTGCCATGCTGATCATTCGAGCTATCCGTAATAGCAACTGTCCTGTGATTGCAAAGATCGGGCCTGATTGCTCAAGTGCTGCATCCTGTATCGCTCTGTCTTGTCATGGATGGGTTGTAGATGAAAGTAGTTCTCTAATGGCCCACACCTGCTCGTATAGCCCAGGATGGGGAAAGGAGGTTGACATTGCCGCTCATGTTGACTACACTCGAAAAATGAATAAGAAATTCATGAGTGAAATCTATCAAGGTTTTCTTGAAACCGACGAAATCAGCGACCTACTAAAGGGAACCCCGTTCTACTTCGACTCAGAGGAGCTTGCTGCACGTCTGGATGTATTTACACAGTATCGTATGGCTCAGGAAGAAGAGGAAGGCTGCGGCAACCCTGACTGTGAAGAATGTGGCTTTGCCGAAGAAACCCCTCTAACCGAAGAGGAAATCAGCAAGCTCTTGTCCGAACCTGAAGTTAAGCCAAAACGTAGTCGAAAGAAATCTTAAAAAAGTAGTTGACGCAAGCTGGGGATGGTCATAAACTGTCCCCATCAACACAGAGAAAGGAGATTATGATGCGGGACTATGATCCAGATGACGTTTATATTACAATAGAAACTTCAAAAGGCGCGTTCACTGTAAAAGATGATAACAGTCCGAGAATGTGGCACACCTCAAAGGAGCTTGAGGATGGTACTTGGATTGTAATCGTGATTCATAAAGATAACAGGGTTGCAAATATTCATTTGACAAAAGAAGCTTATGAAAAATATGGCTTTGCTGATCTAAAACCTAGTATAGAAAATCCTTTTAAGTTGGATTATTCCGACGAACACTTAGTAGAAGTTAAGGAGTAAAGATATGAAGCCATCAGTAAAGCAAATCAGCCCAGCAAAATGTTTCCGTATCTACGAACAAGCTCGCACTAAAGGGAGCGCGTACTTTACTCTGCCAGGCTCAAACAAGATTATCTACTCCCGAACAGCGTGTCTAGTAGATGGCTACGTGTATGCTGAAGCTCTTCTTGACACAGGTTACACAGCATTTCGGGTAGATACTGTTATGGGGAGCCCAGCCCAACCTGCATTTATCCCAAGCAATAATCATATGAGTCCATTCTGAGGATGAAAATAATGCTAGGATTGGTTATAGGTCTTGTATTAGGATATTGTGTTGGTTGGGTAAATGCCCACCATACGGTCGCTACAGAATGTCGTAAGCTTGGTAGTTTCTTTGTTGGTAAGTCGGTATTCAAGTGTGTTGAGATCGAGGATAAGAAAGATGAGCACTAAAGAAGTAGAATACGTTGTTGTCAGCTACGAACAATTTACTGATTACGAGTTTATTCCACCAGCTACATTTTATATCATGTCAGCTACACAAGATTATTACTTCTTCAAGACTTCTGATCGTGCTAAGGCACAAGCCCGTTGTGATGAGCTGTTTGATGGTAAGTACACTGTCAAAGCTTCTAAGAATCAGGCTACTAAGTTCAGATCAGAGAGTGGTGAAGTAAGCTGTCGTGGTGTAAATTCTAGAAAAGGATTTGCCAGCCATCTTCGCCCAACCATCTAAGGAGATTAAAATGAAAGAGTATACTATCATCAACAATGAAAAAGGTAATTGGTGCATGGATGGTTATGAGGAAGATTTCCTATATCCTCATCTTGAGTTCATCGCCAAAGAAAATGCAATTGATGTCTCGAACGCTTGTTCTGAAAGCCACATGCTCGCTATTTTGAAATTTAATGGCGTAGTTGTGGACTTGTGAAATTAAAGTCAATTATAGGGCTTTATAGTTGATTATAGATGGAGGTAAAAATGATCAGTCTCGCTGAGTTTCTACTTAACACTAAACATCAGTACAATGGGCACCTTCAGACGGAAATTAAAGGCTTGTCTATCAAGAAGGGCATTCGCTTGTGTAAGGAGCTTGAAGAATACACCAATGATGAATACAGCTTCGTGCTGGAGGTGTGGTCAGACGGAAACTACACTATTTACCAAAAGGATTTTTGGAAAGAGGGTGAGCATCCGTTAGGGCATATCGATAGGATTGTGCTGGGAGTGAGTAATAGTGATTAAGGACAAAGAACACAAGTTCTACATGAACCAAGCCATTGCAGCCTCTGAGATGAGCTATGCTGAGCGCAAAAAGGTAGGAGCTTGTGTAGTAACTAAGCACAAGGGAATTTTTATTGGGTATAACGGGACTGGCCCTGGAGAAAATAATTGTTGTGAAGATGAAAGCTTTGAGTTAAGAGCAATAAAAGAATCTGATTTAGTGGTTGGATTTACAAGCTTTCCAAGAGAGCGAGTTTTAACCACGAAAAAGAATGTGAGGCACGCTGAACTGAACTGCTTTGCTAAGATGCTTAAGGAAGGCGTAAGCGCTGAAGGATCGACCCTATATGTGACTTTGAGCCCCTGCACATTTTGTGCCAGCATGATTGCATCTGCTGGCGTCTCTAAGGTTGTATATCTTGAAGAGTATCGTGACACAGAAGGATTGAAAATTCTTATGGATTCTTCAGTTCTAGTAGAAAAGTACAATCAATGAATACCTTTACAAGCCCCTGAATCCTATGAGATAATTCTTACATGGTCAGGGGCTTTCTTGTAGGAGAAAAATATGAAACTGATCGGTATTTATGAAAACGAGTATAGCTTGCTAGCTAATTTCTGTGTTGATGGAGAAACATATTTTCTGGACTGGACTAAAATGACAGATGAGAAGTACATTCTAGATTCCAATGATAAATGCCTTGACTTCACTAAGAATGAGTGCGATGATGTTCTTATCGAACTTAAGAAACAACAGAACTACGGGAGAAAGAAATGAAAATGTACAAAGTGTGCCCAGACTATATGTCTAGTGGTCTAATGGAATTCAACCTAAACGACGATGGTCCTTATCTGTACGTTGACGAACAGGAGCTATTTCAGCTTCTGACACCGGACACCTATCAGCTTCTGTCCCTTTGTCAGCAAATATTTGATCAGACAGATTCCTGGTCAAGTAAAGATGCTGATTACAAGTTTCCTCACTTCATTGCTCGTAAGCAATACGAAATTCTTTGCTGGGTTGTGGCAAGGCGTGTAGAATCAGAGACTGGTGTACCAACTATTGCTGGGTTTTATTGGGAGAATGAAAATGTCTGATTACAACGAAATCATCCAACTACTGCAAGAACTTGATGGTCGTCTGGATCGTGAGATGTCTAAGCGGTACACTGGTCGTATCTCAAGGGCCGTACATGCTCTGAAGAATGAGCAAGTCAAAGTAGAACGTGCTATTATCGACAGTATTGCATATGACGATGCCTGCAATGGCTCATGTGGCCTCCATAACTTTAACTGAGGATAAGATCATGATTGATATTGACCGCGACAAACTGCTGAAACGAATTACTCAGCTTGAAGGGCAAATAAGGGATATTGACAGCACAATCCGACGTGGGATTACCAGCAAGGTTAACTTGAGCAAAGAAATTCCTGAAAATCTTAAAAAAGAAGTACTTGATCTAGTATGGAATCGCAAATGAAAGACATCACACACGTGCCTAGAGGGTTTATGTGCTTAACCTGTACGCACCTATACCGCAAATGTAATCACCTACCATTCACAGAAATGAAGGTTATACACATGTTTAAAGAAGATGGCCTGAAGGAAGTTAAGTGTACAGACTTTGAACGAGGAGAAGAAAGGAAGTGATCATGCATCTTAAATCACAGCAAGAAGTGAAAACCCATTACATTAATGAAGCTATCAAGGAAGCTGTGAGAGTGTTGAAAGAGAACAAATATAGCCTAAGCTTTGAGCAAGTGCGTGAAGTGAGGGATGCTTTAGATGAGGCTGTGATTAGGAGCTACGGACGATGAGCAGTTATCGATACGAGATTGTAAAAGGCCGAGTGGTGATCAAATCTAATAAAGATGACTTCACAATCTTGACGACGCCCGACTTCTACAGTAAACTTGGTTCTGGTAAATTGAACTACAAACTTTGGTGGAGTATGCTATGAGCAGCGGTGGACGTGGTACAACAGATCAAGAAATCCTTAATGCTTACCGTTTCAGTGGTAAGGGTGTAAGTGATGAAGAGATTCTTGCTAAACACAAATTTAGTGGGGCCGGATCATTCAACACAGGTGGGGGCTCAGCACAATATAAAATTAACCAAGAATTCACTACACCAAAGCTAGGTGAGTATAAATATGTTGTGCTTGGTGCTGGTGGCTCAGGCGGGGGAGGTTCCGTGCGAGACTCTGAAGGTGTGCCCAATAAAATGCAATTTACAGGAGTAGATTATAAACCTGACGAATCCTGGTTCTATGATGCAGATGAAAAGACAAAACGCTTCTTTGAGAATAAATTTAAAGAGATGCAAAAAGCCGTGTTAGAGAACTTTGAATACCCCGATGTCCGCAATACTAGAATTTACTATGATCTAACCAAAGCCTCTGATTTTGCACTAGGTCTAGAAGTTGGCGGCGTTAAGAATATCTCTATTGTCAAAGTAGAAGATCATTGGGAGGTTAGGTATTTCTGATGTTCGATATTCAAGGGTTTAATGAGAATTCTGTAGAAATTAAGCAATTAGAAGAAAAAGAACGTTGCCTGTATATTGCTCTCCAGGTTTGGAGAGACTCTATTGGTAAAAGTGAGTATATCAACCTTAATGGGTTCTGGAGAAGCAATAGACTAGGTTATGGCTCAACTCTTCCTATGGCAGATCATGAGATTGTATTTGCTGGTATTATTTCAGAGACGCTTGACTATATAGCTGATGAGAAAAAGAAAGTCCTGGAAGCTTTTCTTGAACGACTGTATAATGCCAGGAGGTAGTTGTGAAAGAATTTAATAAGCAATTTGAAAAGATAGTAAAAGAGTTAATGGATGAAGGCGTTATACTAAGAATCAGTAGAGATTCGCCACGTGTCAGTGTTGTTGATGTAAAATTGAACAACCAGAAGTCCATTGATATCTTGTTTGATGCTATTAACACTCTTAATCAGTACAACACATCAGATTGTGGCCTTTACTACGAGACAGGAAGTCTACTAGACCGTGAATTTGGTGGATTTAGCAAGGAGAGTCTAGATGAATTTTACAGAAAATCTTGATATACTAAATCACCAGTTGGTCGGTGATGAGGATGAAGTAGAGATAGCCTACCTTGAAATCTTAAAGATAGAGTCTGAGAAGATGATAGCTCGAATCAAGAAAATGAATAAGGAGAGATTAGATGAACTTCGAGGAAAATAAAGACATTCGTAAGCCCACACAAAGGGACCTTACCCACATCGCCTTCTGGGACTTACCCGATCACAAAGTGATTAATTTCTGGCTTAGGTACTTCTCAGACCGTGAAGATGGCGGTATAATCACTAGCTCAGATGCTTATGAGAATGCAGAGCTAAGTAATTATGTCTATTTGAATAGAGAACGGGTTGTAAGAGAACTATATCACTACCTAATGGAGACTCAAGAATGACTTTCGAAGAGTGGTGTAAGAAAGAAGATGTTGCAGCAACAAGTTTAGAGCAATACTTTTCTTGGAAAGCGTGGAATGCTGCGTATGAGCAAGGACTTCTATATAATCAAGATAAAGAAATCCCTCTTGATGAAAGCTTTGTAGAAGACCTAGCACGAGAAGCTTTTGAAGAAGCAGCAAGCTTTGGTTTCAGTGTTGACAGCTTTGAACGCCTTGCATACAGAATCGCTAAGCTTGCTGCAAAACCTGCTTATAAAGGTTTATCAAGAGAACCCACTGCGTGGATGATCTTTAACGGTGAAGGCGGTTATGAGTATTGTGATGACTACAAAGACATGATAAACTGGAAGAAAAGCTACGAGAAGCACGGTTGGCCTGCTGACTGGATTACACCACTATATGAGCTTTGGGAGGATTGATTTTGAGCAAAGATGAAGGTATTTATTTAAAGTGTATTCACACAGAGGGTGATCATTTTACCATATGCCAAATGAGCGATAAAGTTCTTTGGTTGTGTGTTAGCTGCCCTTCTGAAGAACCCGACAGCAGTCAAGCAATCATGGTTGATCGGCAATCCGCTTTGAAGCTTAAAAACTATCTGGAACAGGTACTATCTAATGAACCTTGAAGAAATTAAATCACACACAGAAGTTATGATGATTCGTGAACTACTGGATAAAGAAGATACGAGCAAGAAGCTTGCACACTTACGTTTAATATTGGATTTGACTAACAAGCTTCAAAGTGAAATTAATCTATACAACAGAGTCTATAAGGAGGAATTTGAATGACTTTAACAGAAGGTCCTGCACTTAAGTGCATGCTTTATCCTGAAACTGATTATTGCAGAGCATACCAATATACTGATGGCCATGTGGCATTAATGATTAGACAAGAAGATGAAGCTCCGGACTGCACGGCTTGTGTTGTGTTAAGTCTTGACAATGCTCGCAAACTTAGAGACTATCTCAATGAGGTGCTTAAAGATGAATACGCCAATGCCCCCAGATAAAGATTCTGATTTTCCTAACTATCAACACAAGCAAGGGTGGGAGATGCCTGAAATTCCACCTATTGAGGAAGTTAAGAAATCGTTAACGTTAGACGAAGCTAGAAAAGCAGCTCCAGACGATAGACCGAAGAAAGGCCCACCAGAACCTCCTAAACCACGTTGTATTGCAAATGAGCCAGGGTATCTTGAAAAGTCAAAAAGGTATTCTGAGCTTTGTGTTCTTTTGTCCTTTTCCCTGCTATTTATTACTGCTTTGATTATCACTTTCTACCCTGATCCGCGATTAGACCCAATGCGTACAGATCATGCTGTACAAGCTGGTATTAGAGAATGTGAACGCACACTTCCTCGTACACAAACGTGCGAGCTAAGTCAATTAAGTTTTAAAGTGGTGGAGAAGAGGCAATGAGTTCATTCACTAGGTTTTCAAGCCAGCTAGACCTACGTTATCATTCAGAGTCTGTATGGGAAGTAATCACTGCGTTCTCCTATGATGTAAGTGAACTGGGCAGTGGTATAACTATAGATGTGCCTAGAGGCTTCCTATTTGATGGTGGTAGCGTGCCTAAGTCTCTGTGGAGTATCATCTCCCCTTGGGAAGAGAACTGTGGACAGGCCTTTTGTGTGCACGATAAGCTCTGTGCAGAACAGATGCTTGCCTACCACCAAGATTCAGGTAAGCTTGTTAAAGTAAATATCTCAAGGAAGCGATGTGATGAAATATTGGAAGAAGCTTTGAATGTGCTGAAGGTGACACCACGTAAGGTTGATTTGATTATGGCTGGTGTTAATTTGCATAGGGTTGTTAATAGGATTAAGTGAGGAGGGAGTGGAAGTGAATTATGACAAAGAAGCTAGAGAAAGCTTCAAGAAGAGTAAAAATACAGCTATCTCTTGGTATCTTGCAAGCTCTTATGCCTATTACCTAAGATATGAAAGCTTGCTAAGTGACGAGTGTTACGATAATCTGTGTAAATACATTTATGAGAATTGGGATAGTCTTGAACACCAACACAAAAACTTACTTGACAAGTCGGCGTTAACAGCAGGCACAGGTTATCAAATATCCGACTACCCTCTTATTGTTCAAGTTACAGCTGAGGGGATGATCAGAAATATGGCTGTTAGTAGGGGAGGAAGTTGAAATGATTCAAGAGATTTGGAAAGTAATACCAGGACACAGCCGTTATGAGGCTAGTAGCTTTGGACGTGTGCGTAGGATTGGTAGCGACAGGGTCTTATCTCAGGTGCTTACAGGAGAGCCTGAATATTGGTATGTGAATACTACACCTGATAGTGATAACACTAACAATGTACGTAGGGTTCACCTGCTGATGGCATGTGCTTTTCTGCCTAACCCAGAGGACTTGCCTGTAGTGGATCATATTGACGGTAATGGTTTGAACAACCACCTCTCAAATCTTCGATGGGCTACGCGACAGCAGAACATGAGAAATAAGAAGACAAATATACGAGAGGGTGACATTGCTTTTTACGACATCTGCGATGCTTGGGAAGACAAGTCGCAACTAGCAGCCTTGAAGAGTTACGTTACTCGACAAATGAAAGAACAAGGCATTTCTATGCTGGAAGCGGTTCAGGCATACAAAGATTACCTTGATAAAGAGCATTTTTATACCAAACAGGTTGAGTGGAAAGGAAAGGTTGTAAACTTATACGAACTTTTAAAATCTCTAGGCAGAGAAGAGGAGTATTTGGTTGTGAGGAGTAAAGCATCCAGTGAATGGGAGTTGTTCTGCGCACTATACGGCGTTAACAATGTGAATACTCAAAGCTTTGAGCTATTTGATGATAGGCTTGGGGTGTTTTATTGGCTCAGAAGTTTAGACGCTTTATGCCAACATACAGAAAAGACAGAATCTGTTGTTAGACGACTCTTGAAAGAGGGGTACTCTCTAAATCAGATCAGAGATTATAAGGAGGGAGATCATCAACGCATTACAGTAATGGGTATAACAGGGACTATTAAAGAGCTTTCTAAATATTTCCAAGTAAGTCCAAGAGCTGTGTCTACCAGAGTTTCAAGGATGGGTTGGTCTCTAGAAAAAGCCCTAACCACCCCGCAAATTCGAATTAGACGTTACAGCATTAATGGTGAGACTCAGACTGTAAAATATTGGGCAGAGTATTTTGAAATTGATGCTAAGAAGTTCAATGATAAAAAATCTAAAAATAATTGGTCTTTTGAGCAGACTTTGAACTTTTATGGTATAGATACATCTAGGATGGATATTGAAGTAGCTAATTAGGTTAATACCCTGGAGTAAAATCTGGGGTAATCCTTTTAACTAAAATTACTTGGATTTATAGCACGATTGCTTAATGCTAGCATAGAGCCATCACTTAATCAAGCCGATCTTATAGAAATATCCAAGGTAGTCACCACAATTGTTTCTATCAAGCATTCTCCACAGATAGTTTAAATCAATTATCTATCAGCCAACATCCATGAGACAATCAAAGTAGCTTGCTTGTGTGATAGCAAGATAAACTTGCAGGCAAAAGAAAAGCCTCCGATACATCCTGGTCAAGGACATAAGGGAGGCTGTGAGAGGTTGCTTAAGGAGTTTTAACGAACTAGGCTAGCTGACTGCCACCAATCGAGCCAGGCTTGTCTACGAGCTTCGTGAAGGCTTACAGCAGGCACTACCACAGTGAATACTTCATTGGTGATGTTATCGATCATGCTGATGTAATACTTGTTCATGGTGTAGCTCCTGAGTTAGTAGAAGCTTGTTTGCTTCTGATGTGTTCAGTATAGGGAATTGCACCTAATACGTCAACAACTATTTAACACAATTGAATCTATTAAGACATTAAACCTTATGCACACACTCTATAACCTTTAGTGAACGCAGTGAGCTTAGGGTTATCCATATACTGTGATGCTCTGACAAGAGCAAGAGCGGTATTGGTGTCTCTCCATCTTATTCTTACTTGAGTCATCCTGACACTACAGCTAGTGACTGACGATTAGTCAGGAACAACCCTATACTCTCTTACAAACTCTCCTTCATGTCTAACTCATTCTTTCTATTAAGAGAGTTGTTGTAATAGATTCCTTATTTATTAATAATCTCTATTGTTATCTGTTGTTTGATTGAGATATTGTATCGATTGGTGTGATTGAGAAGATTTATTATGCAGAGTTGGTGGAAAGATTTTGGCTATATTTCTTGACAAATGAGTGGTTAGCAGGAATTTATCACGTGATTTGAGTTGATAGAAGGGAATTATCGTGCTA